ATTCCTAAGTTTCCAGTACCAGTAGCAGCAGATAAAGCAGCATATCCAATAGCAAAACTACCACTTCCAGAATAAGCGTTAAGTGCTTGATATCCTATAGCAGTATTATAAGAACCATTAGTAATACCACGAAGAGTTCTATACCCCATTGCAATATTACCAGTACCAGTATTAATGGAATCCCCAGACTGATATCCTTGCAACTCATTATAAGTTCCTGAGGTAATGTTTATTCCAGCATTATAACCAATTAAAGTATTATAGGTTCCTGAAGTAATATTAGTTCCTGCTTGATAACCAATTGCTAAGTTACCTGCACCAGAAACTCTAGCTAGTGCTTCATATCCAATAGCAATAGTTCCAGTAGAGTTACTTCCAGTAACACCAGATCCAGCATTATTACCAATAGAAATAACTCCAGTAGCACTACCATTAAAAGATGCTCTATAACCAATCATTACAGCATAATTAGTTCCACTAGTAGTATAATTAGATTCTTGACCAATACAAACATTATTAATTCCAGTGGTATTACTGAATCCAGCAAGATAACCAATTGCTAAGTTACTAGCACCAGTAGTACTATAAAGAGCTCTGTAACCAATAGCAGTATTATAAGAAGCACTTGTAACAAAACCTAAAGCTTCTTCACCAATAGCAAAATTATAAGTTCCACTAGTTACGCTATCTGAAGCAAGATAACCAATTCCTAAGTTTCCAGTACCAGTAGCAGCAGATAAAACACCATATCCAATAGCAAAACTACCACTTCCAGAATAAGCGTTAAGTGCTTGATATCCTATAGCAGTATTATAAGAACCATTAGTAATACCACGAAGAGTTCTATATCCAATTCCAATATTACCTACACCAGTATTAATGGAATCCCCAGACTGATATCCGATCATATGATTGAAAGTACCACTAGTCAATGAATTAAATACTTGATATCCGATACCAAAATTTCCTGTAGTAGTATTACTTCCAATCTCAAGTCTACCATCAGAAGGTCTATAAGATAAAGGAATACCAGTACTTCTAGCTCTTGCAGTTTGATTAGATCCCGTAGAAACAACAAATACAGGATAATAAGTAGTAGTATCGGTAGTATCAGTAGCACTAATTTGAGCAGTTGATCCAGCAACTCCAGTTGCTCCGGTTGCTCCACTCTGAGCAATCCATTGCCATCCAGTTGAAGTTGCAGAAAGAACAGACCCAGCAGTACCAACAGTATTATTTGCGTCTATAATTCTTCCACGAAGTTTTGCGTCTCCAGCAACATCAATTTTTACTGTTGGATTTGTAACACCTAAACCAAGATTTCCTGCGATAAACGCACCACCAGCAGTTCCAATACCAACTTGAAGTTCTTGTTCAAAAGTTCCTGTAGATGCCCCTGACCCAATAATAACTGGACCATTAACAAATGTAGAAATTCCTGGGGTGTATATATTTCTACCATCATCAATTATAGTATTTCCTGAGATTTTGATAGCCATCTTCGTGTAAGCACTCGGCGGTTTTTATTATTTATTTTTCAAAAATCTCTATTTTATTTTTAGTTGATTTTTTGCTTCAATTCGTCTATTTCTTTTTTAAGTTCTTTTATAGATTCAATTAAAATTGCAATGATACCATTATAATTAACTGTTTTTTGGCTTGAAGTATGTACTAATTCAGGTAAATATTTTTCTATTTGTTGAGCTATTACACCATAGGAAGGTTGACCTGTTTCTTTCCAAGTAAATTTAACTCCATTTAAATTTGATATCAAATCTAAAGAATGTTCTATAGAGGATATGTCCGTTTTATAATTTTCATCCGACAAAGAATCAAAATCTTGAGCTGTTACTGCACCATTAACGTGAAGTATTGTTGATGGATTTTGTGTTCCTATACCAATGTATCCGGATCCAGTTGTAATCAAAATAGTTCCACCAATACCAATATTAAATAATGCAGTTGTAGTTACTCCAGAAACATTAAGTTGATTTAAAGTACCAAGACTTGTCAAAGATGAATTGACAATGGCAGTTCCTAAAGTAGTACTATCTAATACAGAATTGCCATTAATTTTGTAATCATTTCCTGTTGTTAAATTAACTCCACCAGAAGTAGTAACCCCAGAAACATATAAAGATGAAGATGTAACAAAACCTAATGTAGATACTCCAGAAACATAGAGTTGAGTAGTTGATGTACCACTACCAACTACGGTTAAAGTATTTGATGGCAATGAAGTACCAATACCCAACCTAACTGTAAATGGATTAAAAGTCAAAGTTGAGGAAGTAATTCCTAAATTATTTGTAGATGCAGAAGAAACGTAAGTTAAATACTGAGTTTTATTACTAGTATCGGTAGATATTGATAAGGTAGTAGCTGCAACATTAAGTAACTGAGATCCATCTCCATAATAAGTAATTCCAATACCACCAACAGTAGCTCCAGATCCTACAGATGCAGGGAATATTTTAAAATTACCAATAGTAGATATTCCGGAAATAAATACATTTCCTTCGACAGAAAGTTTAGAAGTTGGCCTTGTAGATCCAATTCCAATATTCCCACCAATATAAACAGCACTATTAACTCCAACAACTTGAAGTACTTGAGAAGACGTTCCTGTTGAAGTTCCTCCTCCAATTAAAACTGGACCACTTACAAAAGTAGAAACACCAGCAACCCTTAATCTAAGACCAGAAAAAGCAGTTCCAACAAACTCTCTAGCAGAAGAAACTCCAGAAACTCTTAAATCACTTCCATTAAAAGTAAGATTTGCCGATGCAGAAAGAGAACCGGCACTATTATACTGTATCTGACCATCAGAACCAGCAGGAGTTCCAAGAGGAATTCCATAAAGACCAGAACCATCTCCATAATAAGTAACAACACCTGAAATGGCAAGAATACTACCATTACCTATTTTAATATTACCAATAGTACCAATACCACTAGCATAACTTATGTTTCCATTTCCAGAAAGATTTGTAATATTAGCATTGGTACTATTGAATGTGGTGATAGTACCAATACCACTATAACTTATATTTCCAGTTCCAGAAAGAGTGTTTATTATTCCACTAGTGCTTCTTAATGTTGCAATTGTGCCGGTTCCAACAACATTAAGATTTGTTGCACCAATTCCACCAATTACGTCCAAAGTGTATTTTGGATTTGATGTACCTATACCTACTCGTTTGGATGATGCATTTGCGAGTATAAGGTTGTTGTTAACTTCAAATCCGTTTTTGACAACAAAATTCTTATTGACTGTCATTGGGTTTCACTCTCCACCCCATTTTTTACTATTTATAATTAAAAATTATGGAAAATCAGGAACTCCTGGAGGAAGAATCCACCAATTTGCAGTAGTATTGCTATATGTTGTTTGGGAGAAGAATGAATTTGAAGATTGTCCATAATACCCATAATAGTAAGTAGTTCCACCCCAAGAAAGAATTGAATAATCTGATCCATAACCAGGATCTATCTTATTTTCATCCCAAGCAAGACAATAAAAAGGATATGAATATGCAACATATTGCCAATCGGTTAAACTTTGTCTCAATGGAATATAATTGGAGTTAATCATTCTCCTTATATTAAAATCTGTGGCTTTGGTGACTGGAGTAGATCTTCCGTCCAATGTTGCAGTAATACGATAATTTTGGGTTTTTGCAAGTTCTATAAAATTTTGCCATCTTGCATCATCTATACAAGAATCTGTTCCCGGAAGGACTCTTCCCGTAGTCTTTGAAAGTTTTCTTGGATCTTTACCTGCCGTTGCTGCAGATAATATTAATATTCTTCCAGCAGAATCAATATAAAAGTCCTGAGGAACTTCATAAAGTCTAAAAATAACTTTTGTTTCTGTCGAATTATTTCCTCCAAGAGATGTATTTACAACGGTAACTGAAGTGTCTGTATATCCAGATCCACCACCACCTCCTCCTCCACCAATTCCACCATTACCACCAGTTGCACCATTGCCACCAATACCCCCAGCAATTTTTCCTGTTAGATTTATTCCTGCAGTTTGATTTATAGAATATCCATCCTTAAATCCTCTGGATATAGAAGCACTATTAGAAACTTCTGTTCCATCAGATAATCTAAATTTAATATCGCCCAAATCAGAACAGGCAGTTTTTCCTTGCTGTTTCCAGTAAGATCCTTTTGTGCAAGATATTGTTCTTCCACCAATATTTTCAGTTGCCTTTGAATCTTCTGGGTATATTAACGTAGTTGAAGATGAAGATCCAAATATTCCATTTCCAGATAGTTGTCCAGAAGCAATACAAATTCCACCAGATCCACCAAACTTATAATAGCCATTTTCACCAGAAACTCCTACTCCACCACCTCGTCCACCATTTCCATAATAACCAGCAGATCCACCTTGACCAACACATGCAATTAATTGCGCCTTCCTATAAAGATAAAGTGCAGTTTTTGACTTGATACCTTTTAAAATAAACTCTTCATTTTTTTTCATTGTAAATCTTATTTTAGAATATCCACCCTCTCCACCAGAATTATTAGCATAGTCTGAACCTTTTGCACCAAATAATTCCATTTCAACGGATAGATCTCTATATTTTGCATACAAGCAAATTGTATCAGAATCTAAAATTGTAGAATTTATAAGATATTCTGAACTTTTCAAATCAATTTCAGTAAGAACTGCTACACTTGAATTTGGTTGATAAGCTTCTATTTCAATAACACCATTATCGATTGGCGAAACTACATTAAATTGAACGCTATTGGAATATAAAGGAGAATTGCACGCAGTTGGATGACTAATTTTTGCTCGCAATATGTTCTGAGAAACATTTTGCAAAGATATTGTAAGATTTGGTGTTTTTGATCCAGAAACTTTACTTGATACCGTTATATATTCTGAATAATTACTGATTATTGATGTTGATGTTGGAGTGAAATTTGAAATATATTTTGAAACACCTTTGTAAATATTAATATCTTGGATATAACAGAATGGAAAATAATATCCCTGATTATGAAAAGTTGCGTGTTCCAAACCAATATAACCATCAGCGTTTCCACCATAAGCAGAATTATCAATTCTCTGTCCGATATATTGACCATCAACAAAAAACCTGACGTTAGATCCTTCCTTGGAAACCGCAAGGTGCCTCCAAGTTCCAATTTTTAAGTCATTGACTACACCAATAGAAGCATATCCACTAACATTAGCAATATAAAATGTTGCTCCACCATAACCATTTCTTACAAAAGCAAACCAAGTTCCACCATCACCATAATAACCACCACCAACATTAATTAAAACTTCATATGGTCCAGTTGGATATGGATTAGATCCTGATTGAAAATTAACCCAACACTCAATAGTAAAATCTCCAGTACCAAAGTTAAAATCCGAATTTCCAGCAACATTTAAATAAGAATTTCCACTAAAATACGCAGCACCTCCATAAAACTTACCTATACCACTTTTCCAAGTAGGTGATCCTCCCCAAAGAGATCCAGATGTAATTGCTTTCTTGTTAGCAGATAGATCGGTTAAAAGTAAAGTTCCATTTCCATTGTCCCACAAAGGAAGAGACAAAACTAATCTTTTATCAACAATAGCAACTGTAGATGGAATAAAACTTGAGTTATATTTACAAATACCATAAACTTGAAAATCCTGAATTCTACCAATCATAGGATTTTCATTTCCAAAAGTTTTTCCTATCATACACGGGATAGAAGAGCCTATCTCATAATTCCAATCTTTAGTTGAAACTTGTGTACCATCAATAAACAATCTAAGGAGACCATTTTGTCTAGAAACTGCAATATGATGCCAAGTATTAAGATTAAATGCTCCACCGACAGCAATAGTACTATTTCCAGAAAGTAGTTCAAGTTTTTCACTAGAACTTTTTCTAATGGAAAATTGAGATGGCAACAAAGATTCGCGGTAAACATCAAAAGCATTATTATAATCACCTCCACCAGGTCCAGACCAACCATATTGTGATGGAGTTCTGTATGTTGATGGATAGTAAATATAATTACCAATCGTTATTCCACCACTAGAAACACTAGATCCACTATAAAGAGTTTGGCCATTCCATCTAATAACCAATTGTCTACCTCCATAGGGATCTGAAGTAGAATCAGCAGTTCTAGTATGCCATCCGTAAGAATTATCGGGTCCAGAACTATTTTGAGAAGATTTTGCTTGAAGAGGAGCATATTCAATAGGAGATTTATATGGACCTGTTGAAAAAATATCCTTTATCCCAGTTTGCGTAAAATATACCCAACTTTCTACAGTAAAATCTCCAAGTCGAAAATTAAAATCAGAAGCAGGACTTATCTCCAAATGAGAATTTCCATTAAAATATGCATATCCATCATAAAATTTACCTCCACCACTTATCCAAGATACATTAGTATTTGTAATAGTATTTGGAATATTGGTAAGATCCGTTAAATCTATAGATGAACCACTATTTTTATTCCACAATGGCAACCTTAATAAAGCATTAGTAGAGTAATCTTGATTATTTTTTGGTATTTGAATGGTGTTTATTCCATCAATCAAATCCACCTCATTTAGTTGCCACTGATAAGAAACTTCACCCTGAGAAGAATCAGTTGTAGTTGCACTAGTGCTAAAATTTCCAACAAAATCTTGAATTGCCGGTTTATTATTAGATAAGTATACAGTAAAAGTACTAATAAAAGTATTATATCCATTAGACCTATTAAACCAAATTCTATATGACTTTGAATCTACTTTTAAAATACGCGCAACATATATTCCCGGATCATATTTACCACCAGCAGCATAATCACCAGGTTCAACACTAATATTATCATACTCAATGTCAGTATATATTAGATAATGCTTCGCATTATTGGAGGTTGATATCAAATAATCGATAGCATTTAAAGATTGTGGAACTACATTAATAATTGCTCCATTATATGTTAACGACAATGTAACATCTATATCATTATTAAAAGAATGTGTTACTGTTCCACTAGAGTTGATTGGTTTTGATAACTCTACACTTTCATTTTCAGGTTGTCGTGTAATTACAATATCAGGATATACACTTAAAGTAGCAACATCAGAATCTTTTGGTTCATTTATAGCATTTCCAGTAGATCTTGAAGTAATTGCATCTACATCAAGTCCGGATAAAGAATAAGCTGAAGGAACATAATCAGCTCTTAGGAAAAATTGAGTATTATTAAATAAAACTGCACTGGAAATTCCACTAAGAGTTAGTGTTGTTGATGCTGAACCAGTAATTACAGTTCCATTAAAATTTCCATCATTAAGCTCCCCATAACCATCAAGATACCACTTATAGGAAATATGACCAGTTGGTATTGCAGGATTTCCAGGATTTTGTGTTGGAAAATATGCTGTTGCAATCCCTACAAATTGTACACTGCTATTTGTACAAGCAGAAGTAGATGATGGTTGCTGAATAAAAGATAGAATAGGCCCATTAAGGTCTAAAGTAGTTTGCTTATTGATAGAAATTGGCATTACTTTTTACCTCATTCAATAAAGTTTTGACCGACGACTACAGCATATATGCCAGATGTAGCCAAAGAACTACCTTTAAATATTCTGAATGAATATATATCAGTTCTATTTGCTGTAGAAGTTACTATAGGAGCAACATTTCCTCCAGGCCAACGAATTGGAATGGAATTTAATCCAATATCTCTAAAGTCTTCTAAATTTGCTAAATATCCACCATCAGAATTTTGAGTTATTTTAACTGTGAATGTGGTAGAATCTGTAGGTGGATTTACAATCTTAAAGTAACTAATATTATTAAACAGAAGAATATCAAAATTTTGTGCTCTGGAAAGATCCAATGTAACTACATTTGCAGTGATTGTTGCTAATCCAACTTCTTCAGAATAAGTTTTAAATCTTACCGACCCTTCAATATCTAATTTTGCTCTTGGAGATAAAGTTCCAATGCCGATATTTGAATTGACAGTTTTGAAGACTGTGCCAGCAGTACCAACTACAAGATTAGTAGAAGTTACTATACCAGATATTATCTGACCGGAAGAACTATTTAAATTGAAAGAAGTTGACGTTAATATTCCACTTATAGAAACATTATTTGCATTAATTATTCCAGCAAATCTAGCTTCATTATGAACATAAAGATCAGTATTACCAGTTCCAGGAGTACCAACTTCAAGATTGTAAGATGGTAAAGAAGTTCCTATACCAACATTAGTCAAATAAGTATTATAAAGACCACCAGAGATTAACGTCCATCCACTAGCAGGTAAACTTAAATTAAATATCTGACTTCCATCACCAGACAGATACCCAGCATAACAAGTTCCAGAAATATTAACATTACCATTAACATTTAATTTAAATCCATTAGCAGTTGTAGCAATACCAACATCACCAGAATTATTGACAGAAACTTGAGTTAAATCTGAATTTATTAATAGTAGATTATCTTCAGGAGATATTGTTGCAATTCCAACTTGATCAAAAATAGCTAAATTAGAATTTTTGGAAATGCTTATATTACCAAATCTATACCAATCATTTTCAGCGGTATATATCCAACCAACATATCCACTTCTTGAAGGATTTTCATAATAAACAATATCTCCAGGATTTCCTGCTGAAGTTGGTGTAGAAATTCCAACAGTATATTTTCTTGAAACTACAGAATCTCCTTGTAAATATAAAGAATTTGCTTCAATACCTTTAGAAGATGTTGATGTTAATTTATTTGTAAAAATAACAGGTCCATTAAATTGTGATGTTGCTTTACCATCGACTCCACCATCAACACGAATGGTACGTCCAAAATATCCTTCAATAGGAGTAATAACATTAATACTTGGAAGAGATCCAATATCTTCTCCAGTAATCGTTTGAATAGGAGTATCAAAAATTTCTTCTTGACCTGTTACTGTACTAAGTTTTTTATTACCAGAATAAGAAATTCCCTTATCATTCATTCCGGTATAGAAGTTAATTCCACCATCTTTTCTAGTTGACTGGGAAAGAAGCTCTTCTTGAGCAGAAATTTGTCTGTCTTGTCTTTCAGGCAACGCTGTGGAATAATTTCCGGGACCATAACCAACATATTCAAAAGTATGTCCAGATGCGCGAGAAATGGAATGTCTTCTAAGTTCAACTGGTTGTGGAAGAATTCTCCTAACAACCGAATTATTTTCGTGTTGAGTTGGTTTTGATCCAAGAACACCACGAAAAACTGAAATAGGACTTCCTGCCGAAATACCACTTGGAACTGTACTCTTAACCCTCACAATTTCATCATCAATAGTCAAATAATCGCCAATTTTAATATCGAGTTTATCAATACCTTTCAAAGTTATTTGATCGGTAAATGGATCCGAAATTGCTGAATAAAGAGTTGTAGTAATTCCAGCATAATTTGGAATCATTCTTCCATTAAGATTTTCATTATCAACAGTGATGACTCCAGAATTGGATGATAAACCTTCACGATAAGCATATAAAGTTCCTGTAGCTGTTTGTGGAGAATCATTTATTCCAACTTTTATTTTGAAAATATTTGCACTTACATTCTCAGTTATAATAAAATCGCCATTAAATAAAGATTCATTAGCTCCAACAATTTTAATTTTTGAATCTATTTTTAATCCGTGTTCGTTTTGAGTTGTTACTGTAGCAATACCAATAGTATTATCATAATCTAAAGAAGTAATTCTTATCGATTCCCCACTCAAATAAACAAGTGCATTGGAAGTAACTGTCTGTCCTATACCAGAACTAGAGTTCCAATATGGTATTTCTGTAGCGGACTGCACTCTAAAACTAGTTGCAGCACCAACAGCAACTTCAGTGATCCTATAAAGGTTATTAAATGCCGAATAAGTTTCAGAAGAAACTCCAGAAACACGAACAGTATCTCCAACATTATTATAGATTGCAGTGACATCAACTTGAGCCAAAGAATATCCCGAAGTTGTTGCAACACCAACAACAGATAAAACATCGCCAACACTATAAGAGCTTCCTCCATCCATAATGACAACATCGGTCAAACTTCCAGAAGAATCTACCGTTATTTTAGCAGTTGCATTCTTTCCAGTTGCTCCAACAAGACGAGCATTATAAAGATCTCCAGATGATCCAAATCCATAACCAGATCCAGGAGCACCAATAGCAACTTTAGTGATTCTATTAAATCCGTGGTCTATTGAAGTATAAATTATATGATCAGTTGAACTACTTGAAACAATATTTTGAACACCAACTCCCACATTTGTATCAGAAAAAGTCTTCAGTATAGTTTCTTTCGTAAGACTTTTACGAACATCATCAATTAAAACTTCTCCAATAACAGAAGATTGTGCAAAAGATTTAGATTCATCAGGATCCGAATCTGGATTATCTCTATCAGTTTGAGGATATAATTCTTTAACTGGTTGAGAAAACTTCTCTTCCGAAAAATAATTTACTGTGGGAGTTACTGAAGAATTTACTAAAGTTAAGTAGTAAACACCATCTTGTTCTTCTGGTATATATTTTTTAGCTTCTTCATTTCTAAAAATGTAGTAAGTATCTTTATATTTCTTTCTCTTAAAGTAAGGTAAAGAGGTTGTCCTTAGACTAGTATTATTACTAAAAGTTCCAGGATCCTCTGACAATTCAAAAGAAAACTGTTTAGCACTACTAATACCACTAACAACAAAAGTGCCATTAAATCCAGAATCACCAACTCCAGTAGTATTTGTGGATGTTAAGACATTTAAAACCTCAACTTGAGATCCAACAGAAAGATTGTGCGGAATTTCTGTATTAATATTGGCAATATTTCCAGACCAAGTTGCATCCGAAATAAACCTAAAATTCCTTTGTTGATCTAGATTAATTGATCCAGATCCAAAATAAGTTTGAATTTCGGTGGTTGTAGCTCCAATAGAAGTATTCGATTCTTGAACAATATATCCATCGCTAGGAATTCTTGCATTTATTCCTGAAGTTTCTTTTGGTATTACATACCTGACTCTATAAGTTTTATCAGTAGAACTTCTATTATCCTGCTTACGCTTAATATAAGATCTTGGAGTAGCAAGTCCTAAAGATGTTGATCCTATCCCAGCAATTATATTATAAATTCCGTTTTCAGTACTTGCTGAAGAAACTTTGACATACCACTGCCCTAAACTAGAATCATATTGGATTGGGTGTCCAATATCACCAGAATTTTTATCAGATACTCTACTTACAACTTTTAAATTCCCACCCTTAGTATTGAAAGATATATTTTTAGAATTGGTTGATGTATGTGTTAAAGCATCATTTAAAGTTTTTGCAACTTTTATTTGAGTTGTAGTGATTCCAATATCATTTGTGCTAGTAATAGCATAGTAAACTTGATTATTTAAAAGACCGTCTGGTATTTTTCCAGTATCACTGAAAAATCTAATCGATTCTCCGTTTAAGAATTTATGTCCAGCACTGCTAAAAGTAAGAATATTATTTCCAGTATTACTTACAACATTGAACGACTTTTCTGAACTAACTTCAGAATTTTGCATAACAATTCTTGAAGAATATTCAGTCGAAGTTCCACCATAAGAAACTAAAACATTAATAGTATCATTCCTTCTCGCACCAATTCTATATCCCTCAATAACATTTTCGGGAGGAATATCAGAATTATTTTGATTGTACAAATATAAATGTCCAGTAGAACCATATGCAACTACATTTGCAACATCTATAGCATTAAATTCTACAGTAACTTCTTCAAGAGGAATTTCTTTTGGAGGAATTATGTGAGTAATATATCCAAGATCATCTTGAGGGAAAGCATTTCTTCTAAATCCAGATGAAACAAGAGCCTTAGAACCAAAATTGGAATTGGAATTGGTGATAGACATATCACCACCGTTTTCTGTCGCAAAATGTTCAGCAAATCCAATAGCAAAAACAGAAACATTTTGTATAAAAGCATCATTGGTTGCTTTAATATGGAAATTTTTCCAAGTTGGTTTAAAAACCGATCTTGAGTTATTACTTAAATTTTGATTTCCATAAACATTACTATCTTGATATAAACCAGTATCTTCATCAAAAATTACAAAAGCTCTATCATCTTTCTGCAGTCCTATTCCAGTAAACTGAGCAATAACCATTGATTTAAATCCACTTGCTTTATCACCATCAGCAAGAGCTCCACACATTCCATAAACAGAACGCATTGAAACATTAAAAATGTATGGAGAAGATGAAGTTACAGTATCAGATTGTAAAGAAAGAGTTGCTCCTTCTGTGGATGGATTGGCAAGAGAAGGAACATCCTGAACCTGATACTTTATCTGATAATCAGATACTTTTTCAGTTACAACAAATTGCCCATTATACTCATCAACCGTTACTCCTTCGACTCTAAAAGGAGTATCAACATCCAAACCAGGAACAATAGTATCAGTTGTGACGGTAATTATTGAAGAAGGGATTGTTCCATCACCAGAAATAATGGTAGATATGCCTACAGTTTGTCCTACAGATCCAACAATTCTATATTCATCAATTTTTGGTTGAATATCCAGTCCAGAACTTGGATAATCTGGTTCTATTGGACGACCTGAAGATTGTCCATAGGCTAAACCAACCTTTTCATAGTACATATCAAGATCAGTTCTGTCATATTCAACGTTAATAAACGCATCATTAATTTTAACATTATTAACACCATCAGCATATTCAAAACAAGTTAATTTATGATGAGAAAAATTTGGAACTGATATATTTGAAGCATAATTGATATAACACTGACCATTTGGATCAGCATCAAAGATAGAAAATTGCCAAAAATAACATCCACCAGTAATTCTAAAAATAGCAGATCTTTCAATATCATCGTTAGTTGGATCTGGTACATACTTTGGACGAATTTTTGTTTTACGTAAATCTAGTCCAACAATAGAAGTTCCTCTTGGAATAATAACGCCACCATAAACACTGTTTAATTTATAAAGTTCGTTATCTCCTGTACTTAAATCAAAATTAGAGACTAAATCAAAGGGAGGAAAATTTGAAGAAATAGTTCCCTCTCTTAATCTAAAATTATTCATACCATCAGGTATCCACCCTGGACGGTTATCTACAATATGATCTCCAGGATAAAGAAGAATTGTAGTTTTATTAAATCTATCGTTACTTAATCCTTTTTGATATGAAAATCTTGATGCCTCAATAAGCGCCCTTTGAATTGTCTTGAATGGACGAGTAAGAGAATTTCCTTGATTTTCAATACTATCTGTTGCATCTAAGTCATTTGGATTAACATAAAGAATCGTTCCTCTTACTGACTTCAGAAAATTATCGAGGCGTGAGAGACCCATCTTATTAATACTTATAGTTCCGTTATGGATTATTTATCATACAACAAAACCCTCCGAAGAGGGTTCTGAAGCACACGGAAGGAGTTTGATTAAGTATCGCCTTGATTATTATACCACTTTTCCTCTTTCCAAGTCAAGCTTTCTTTAAGATGCTTATCAAATATCATCAAATATCTATGCTTACGACTTCTCTCTCTCCATTCACCTTCAGCACCCCTAACACTTCCTCTTGAATGCTTTGTACCATCAGTATAATAGAAGTCTTTCTTAGGGTCTGTTAAACCGTAGTAAGTAAAATTACAAGCTCTGTATATAACTCCAGAGTGGTGATTAGAGTCAGCATAACTAAGAATAGCACGAACATTGGCATCTTTTCGGAACCTCTTTATACAACGACTAACGAACCAAGAGGTAATATTGTACTCTGTTTTTTGAATATCAGGATGAACACAAAGTCTTGAAAGTTCATAAAGTCCATCCTGTTCGTGTCTCTGCAACCCAAATGCCCCAACTGCTATTTCTGGGACGGGGATTTTAGTAAAAACACAAGCAGCGAGACAGTCACCGATGTGCATAACATCAGAAATACTGGATTTGAATAAACCGTAGTTGTATCCACTCTTAAAATCCTTTGATTCGTCTTTAAGGTAATGATAAGTATAGAGAAGATTTTTGATTTCTTCTTTACTTACTCTATCTATAAAGTACTGAGTATTTTTACTCATTCCTGTGAGGATTTCATCATATATTCTACAGTTGTGGCAACATCATTCATAGCATCTCTAAGGAATGGTTGCTGACCCGATTCTTGCTTAAGAATAGGTCTTGAATCGTCGGTAAGAGTCCAACGCCACTGTTGCATATCTTTGCAATACCAGAGATTGATTTTCATTTTAAAACTTAGGTTTTAAGAGCCCCCGACCGGATTTGAACCAGCGACCAACGGTTTACAAAACCGTTGCTCTACCACTGAGCTACAAGGGCATTAATCAGCAGGCATCATTTCTGGATTTTCCAGTTCTAACTCAAACATTAGAGGATGACATTCTTCCATTATAAGGTAATAAGAAGATTGATACAAGTCCTCTGGTTCAAATCGTCTTTCGTTGTCTGCTAGTTCTATGAGTTCCAAATCATACATGAGACTATCTGGAACATCATCAAAAGTAAAAGGAATACTCTGTATGAAGTACATCAGAACAAGTTGTGTTCCTTTGTTGTACCAAACATACCTGGCATCTATTCTGTATTTCATAGAATAGTTCCTTATACTTTTGTTTATTTAGAGGTTAAACCTCATAGGGCGAGGGAGACTTGAACTCCCACGGGCATACGCCCAACAGATTTTAAGTCTGGTGTGTCTACCGATTCCACCACCGCCCCAAAAAAACTCAGAGAAGACTGAGTTGACTATCAAATTCTACCGTATAAGTCGGAGGATGTAAAGTGCAGTATTCATTAAACGTAATCTTCATTTCTTTGTTTGTAAGATTACAGTTTGCTGCTGCTTTTGGAACATTCCATTTTGCTGCGAACAGCATTTCCATTGATTCTTTTGTTTCTGGACGCATCTGAAAAAAGTAATAAGGGCAAAAATTTACCGGGATTTTTTTCGACCAAAAATGGATTTTAAAGTGGATTTGCGTATGAGAGTGTCTCCTCATCAACTGTCTTACGAACAAAGTCCAACACACTCATAAACTCTTCAACCGTATCACAGGACACTTGTTTTTCTGACCCCTCATTGGAGTAAAGATACACGGTTCGCTTCAGTGGGTCAACGACGCATCGTGCCAGGTACTCATCTTGCATTCGGTTCGTTTCTTGATTACCCACGTATCATAGCACTGCCAGATGCCCGTGTCAAGTGCCTTTACAACTCCAACCACTGAGATGGGTGCGTAGATCCCTGATGATAATCTGGATTACTCTCTTTAAGAGTGATACGAATGTCTCCAGGTATGACAATTCTTTCACCCTTTCTTTCAGTAAACTTTTGAGTAAAATGATAGGTATTGCTTGGAAACAATATCACAGTACCCTCAGTTGGAGTAATTGTATAATAGTTACAATTATAACGATTAAATCCCAATAATGTATTTCTTTTATCCGCAGTTTCAAATAAACCACCAGCAACTTCATTGCGATTATTTTTTTGATTTATGCAAAATTTGTCTGAAGTTTCGTCTGTTTTTAAATAATAAACGAAACTGATATTCGATTCATTATGGTAATGCGGAGTAATTGAAGGGGTAGTATCATCCAAATGGCATCCTACCCAAGCTTTAATAATATGATAACTCAATAGTGTATGATTAACATTCAAATGCTTCATATACTCATCAAGATTTTTCTTTAACGAATTAAAGAAAGGTTTATATCTTTCCTGCTGATGAACAAAAATCTTTCCAGAAAATTCTGGACTTTCATTTTCATACCCATTAAACCAATAATCTTTTAAAGATTCTAGATTATTTTTTTTAAATTCTTCGTGTCCTTCTACCGCACCTTGATAAACGATAAGAGGAAACATTTCATGAATTTTATTCACAAATCTGGTTTTCCATTAATTACATACTCACTATTATCTCCTGGATAGTCTGCTGGTGTCAAGCCCTGATATTCTGCGATATTTTTAGAAGTATCTTTTCTTTCAGCAAAAACAACAAAACTACAATTAATTGCAGTAGCAGAATTGTTTTTAACAATAATCTGACTACCCCATTCAATCTTCTCCACAAATAATTCTTGATAATGTCCTATTGGGGTCAACGTTACAGCAATAGTTTCTGCATCAACAAGATTTCTCCAATAGTCTGGTAATTTTATTACAGACTCATTTTCCAATTTCCCGCGAAGATAAACTTCTGCTGAAGGACCTTCAATACAGATATACCTAAGTCTATGATCCTTTTTAATTGGATGTGGAATATCAAATCCCTTTTTAGAGCTAATATCGCTTCTTATATCTGTAATAGTTGGTCCACTAATACTACCATTACATATCAAATTATTATTTACCGTTAAGTTATTTTCAATGTATACATTATTACTAAAGTTTGTTAAAGTTGCTTGAACATTAAATATTGGAATTGGTCCCGTACTTCTCTCTAAAGTAACTTCAGCAGTACTAGTTCCTTCCAAGTGCATATAAACATAATCTGCAGGAGAAGATGTAGTATTGACCAAAACCATAGAGACATCGGTGAGATTGAAAGGATCACCCTCATAAGAGCTTACATCAAAATCATCATTGTCTCTAAATTCAAATGGAGTGCCTGGGCCAGCAAAAGTTCCGTATTTTTCAAAATTAAATGCCATTACTCATCAATCTCCGTTACTAATCTTTCAACATCTTTTCTTGTACCAAAAATATGAAAATAACAATTTATTGGCATTCCTCCTTTGGATTGTAAATAAATTTTATTGTCACCAATTCGCTTAACTATTACATCCTGATGGGCTCCTATAGGTGTTAATGAAACACTGATAGTTGTTTCATCCACAAGACCAGTCCAATACTCAGGAAGTTCTATGAAATCTCTATTCAACACTCTTCCACGAACATAAACTCCATTTTCAGGTCCTTCAAGACAAGTATGAACCAACTTTTTACCGGGTTTTGTTGGATGACCAATAACAAAATTTTTAATTGAAGCCTGAAGAATTTGAGTTCTTACAATTTTAGCTTCTATAAATCTAGCTTTAAGTAGCAAATCAATTCTAACAAAACTTTGAAATCTTGCAAAGAATTTGCACCATAAAGAGTATAATGGTGCCATAGAATCTTCATTAAAAGTTTGACCAACCATTAATGTTGCATCAACTTTTCCATATTGCAGCGCAGCTCCAACCTGCATTGGACCTTCAACAAAAGCAGAACCATTAACTTTTGCTGGACCTACTCCCATCATAGGAGGTGTTCCAGAACCAACCATCAACTGACCACCAACAGCAACATCATCTTGACAAAAAGACATTTTTATACCTCCTTAAAATAAAGCTTGGAGCACTTGGAATTTTCTTCCACCAACTTTAGAATCCTTAACTGCACAAGCATCAGTTACTCCACGTATGACAGAGCTATAAATGCTCATACAACTATTTGCAGCTATTTCCATAGTGCCAGGACTAGCAATTTTGCAATTAACTTTTCCATTAACTAATACTTTGCTTCCATCAATATTTACCAACCCAGTTGGAGCAAGAATTTGTATGTTACCTTTAGAACCTCCCTCACCTACAGCAATTAATTCAATATCAGTTCCTTGCAATCTAAGTTTTCCATTACTAGCAACAATATTAATGTTGCCGTTAAATGCGTGTATGAATAAAGTATCTTCAGTTTCAGTTCTATCTTCACCAGATTCAATCGATATTCTTCCTGGAGCAGTTACTTGAGTGCAACCTTTTCTTTGACCATCTTTATCTAAAGAAATTGAATGTCTGCCGTCAGATGCTTGCAGTAAAACATCGGCAGTACAATCAGCCATTTTATGAATATGACCAAAGTTTATAGATCCGTGATCATTTCCATAACGAAGTCCTGTGTAATTTTTTACAGATGTATTATTTTCTGGAAGAGATCCCGTAGCATAAGCAGCACTTTTTGGTGCTCCTACTCTAGTATTAATTCTGTTTTGAGAAGTTGCCATCTATTATAATCTAATATACACTATTTAATCAAATTAAATTAAATTCTCCGGAGTATTGGGAATATTAAGTTTTGGATTGTTAGAACTAAGTTCAGTATCAGTTCCAGACCTCTGAATTGCACTTGCGCGAGTAACAACTTGAGCATCTACGCTTTCTTGTAAAGTATCATATACTTGAACAAGTTTTCCTGGAGTTTCATAGAATCCAGCATATCTAACTCCTTCCTTATAGAAGACAGCACCATAATATGCTCTACCTTCAATGTATCCATTCTGCTTAAGACCAACCAGATCAGTAACTTGAATTATTTTTTCCGGTGCAGCAATAGGGTCTCTTACTACTCTAAATTGTGGTCTAAAAGAAGCATTTACTCCAGTTTCGGAAGGAATAGTTATATTTGGATATTCAGTAAATCCAAATCCAGGATTTAATACCTTAACTTCTTTAATTTTTCCAAAAGGATCACAAACATAGTCTAAAACAGAACCATTACTTGGAGTAATTTGTATCTTATCTTCACCACAACTATAATTAATTCCAGGATCAGTTATAAGAACACTCTCCAACACCAAAGAAACTGGATAAGATCCACTACCCGAAGGTGGCAAATACCCATTTCCAGGATCTATGACATCGATCTTAGTAACCACACCTCTACCACTGATTTTTTTGGGACAAGGTGGTGGTATAAGAATTGCAGAAATTCCCATTGGATTAGAAGACCAAGGAGTTTCATTCTGACTTGTCAAAGTAATATCTTTAGTAATTTCTAAAGCAAATCCGCAAGGATTATTCAGAAATACATCAGTATTATCTTTAACATTATCAACTTCAACAACAATATCATAAGTTCCAGATCCAACACTAACCTCAGAATATTGAGGCACTCCAACAAAATCAGTTGTTGTTAAAGATTTTACTCCATTAATATAAAGAGTTCCTATATTATCTGCCTGAAAACGAATCTTATACTGACCAGACTCAGGAAATTTAACACTCTTCCAAGTGTACTTTTTAACACCATTAATTTTAGCATTTGAAGTATCTAATGGTGGTAAAAAGGGAGAAACTGAATAACTATTCATATAATCTCCCCATCTTACATCATTATAATGAAATAGTGCGGGCCCATCATAAACTACACCATCCTTAGATGTTCCTCCAGCCAAAGAACCACTACTAGAAACTGAAGAGCTTGAACTGGAGGCATTAGTAATACCAGCAATAGATAGTTTTATATTAATATCAAGACCTTGAGCGTCATAAAAACTCATTTTATTATCACTTGCTTTTGGAGGAGATACTCCAGCAGAAGCTCCTATAATTTCAATAGGACCATAAGTTTTACCTCCAGTAAAAGTACCAGAGTTTTTAATAGTTTCTTCTTTAGGAAGACTAGATTTTCTAGAAAATTTCACTTTACCACTATCAGAAGGTATGATAATTTCTTTAGCAGCAAGACCAGCTATATAAAAAGCATCATTAACATCCATTACAAAAGAAACTTTACCAGATCCAGACCCAGCAACCTCAAGAAAATAAGATTTGCCCTTTTGAATAAATTTTGGTTTTATTGCAGATGTCGTTGTAGTTGTAGTTGTTTTTGAAGTACCACTAACTTGCCAATCTTTGGTAGAAAATATTTTTTGATTTATTACTTTTGAAGTTGTAACAGGTTGATTATAAACTTCAGCGGTAATAGTATGCCTTCCCTTTCTTAAAAAGGTCTTTACTAAATTGGGACTTTCTACATTAAATCCATCAAGTTTAGAAATTTCAGTATTATCTATTAGAATTCTACCTCTATTATCCCTCGTTCCACGAACACCATAAAACCCATCATAAGGAATATCAATATTCCAATAAGTAGAATAAGTAATTCCAGAAGTATCACTTCCAGGAGTATCTAAAGGTTTAACCGGAGAAATTGCATAACGATTCATAAATTTACTCCATCCAGGAGCATCATAAGTTCTTGAAGATGTTGTTACTGTATTTTTAGTTCCAGGGGAAGCATTTAACCTATAAGTTAAATCATAGGTATTTCTAGTACTATTTTTTGCTCTTCTTTTATTTGAGCTTGTAAAAGTTCCAGAAGAAACGGTTATTTGAATGTCATCGTTATCATTTTGAGTCTTAGTATAATCCGCAAATATTGTATTTGAAGATTCGCCAGCACCAATCTCCTTTGCTTTTCTCCCACCTACCGTCAATCCCTGTTCAACTGAATTATATTTTGAAGAATATTCTTTTGCTGCTACTACATAATTTAGATTTGGTGTTATTCTAATTTTTTCTTTTCTTGTTTTTTTATTTTTATCAACACCATATACAGTAAACGTATGTGATCCATCAACAGCAGTAAAAACAAAAGCTAAATCCGCGAATGCTCCCTGACCATAAACACTAAAATCAACTTCCTTTTGCTCATTAGTAACTGTTAAAGAATCCGTAGTAATAGTCTCTGTAATTTTTCTAGGTCCAGGAAAATTTACAGGATACCATTTAGAACCAGTTGGAGGAAATCTTGTAGTCCAGATAGGATTATTTGGACATCTCCCCTCCTGAGGAGGAACCGCTTCTTGTGGAGGAAGTGGTTCTACTTTTGGCGCATCAATAGTTACAGAAACTCCCATAGGATTTTCAATCCAAGACTTTGGAGATATCACTTTAGTTTCGGTAGTAACCACATCAATATTAATCGCAAGAGACATTGGATTACCTTTGGCAAGAGGTTTTCCTGATATCTGTTCAAGTTCCGCACGAAGTCTATAAGTTCCCGCTTTAAAAAATCTCGATTCTGTTGTTTTTCCAGTGCTTTTGCCGGGCGATCTAAAACCCACTTTTGTAATTAAAATTTCATCTTTAAATCCGGAACCATCATTAATTTTTCCACCAGAAGAAGAATTGCCAATATAAAGTTTAACATTATCATCAACCATAATGTCAATATTATAATTTCCGTCTACCGGAAATTTAATATTATCCCAACGAATTCTATGAATACCAGCAAAACTATCAGTTTTTGCTTCTTTAGTTGTTGTATCAAAAGGAGAAACCCCATATTTTCCCATAAAATCAGAATTAGGGCCTGATAATGGATTAGTTCTCCACAATTTTCTATCTGCTTTATTAATATAATCTAATGTATTAAAAACTGTTTTGATATTAAGTGCTGATGAACTTGATGAACTAGATGAACTAGATTGTGAATTTTTTTGAGATGTGGAATTAACCTTGAAGGTTAAATCATAAGTGTTTCTACCACTATACTTCACTCTTCTTTTATTTAAACTTGTAAAAGTTCCAGAAGAAGCAGTTATTTGAATATCATCGTTATCATTTTGAGATCCAATATAGTCCGCAAAAATTTTATTGGAAGTACCTGGGCCTCCTTCTTTATCTTTCTTTCCTTTTTGAATTAAACCTTGCTCAACAGATTTATACTTTGAGGAGTCTTCTTTTGCAATAACTTTATAAGTTGTATTTGGTCTTATATTAATTCTATCTTTTCTTGCTTTTTTATCTTTTTTTACTCCAGGAATAGTAAAAGAATCTTTACCATCTTCGGAAATAAAACTAAACGACAAATCTTCAAATGCACCTTGCCCATAAACTGTAAAATCAACATCTACAAGATCTTGTTCTACGGATTTAATTACAGTTTTTTCAACTGGTACATTCAAAAGGTCAACACGAATATTATGAACACCTTCAGAAATGGTTTTTCTAGCAGGTTTTATTGGAGCAGAAACGCCATTAGATAAAACAACTCCACTATTTAAATTCAATACTATTTCATTATCAATATACAATTGTGCAGAGTTATCGCATTGCCCACTAAAAATATATTCGCCAGTTGCAGGAAAATCTTCATACCACTCCATTGTAAAAAGAACAGCAGCATAATCACTTCCTCTTACGCTAGAAGGAGAGACTGGAGATATAGCATACTTATTCATATACTCACTCCACCCAGCTGGATTAGTGGATCCATTCTTTTTCTGATAATCTACAAACCCAACATCAGTTACATTATATACGCTGGAGGGTATAATTCTATTGGGATCACTACTAGATATTTTATTAGGTCTTTTTTTTCTAGTATCCCAAAAAGGAGTTCTTGCTAAATCTCTTATAACTTTTTCATATTTTGCAATTTCATTTTTTATAGGATCACCACCAATTCTAGTATAGGAACTAGGTTCCCAAGGACCCAAATCCTCTCCGTTAGGACCATACCTTCTTCCAAATCCAACATCATCTGGATCGCATAATTCATATTCCTCAAAATCATCTTCTTCAGTATAGGTTTCAAACTGCTCAGAAGTTTCTCCGATAGTAGATACTAAAACAGATCCACTTCCATAATTACAATTATCGTTTGCAGATACTTGTGGTGCATATTCGTATCCGTGACCACCACGAACAACGTCAACAGCCAATAAAGATCCATCTAAACCAATTACTGGATTTGCCTGAGCACCGATTCCACCGCCACCATAAATTTGAATATTCGGAGGACCGCAAAGTTTCTTTTGATTTATTCCTTCACATTTTTTATTAGACTCCAAATCTGTAGGAGTTAATTTATTAACTTCATTTAAAGTAAGATATTGTAATACATTACTACCATTTTTAAATACAAAAGTAGTTCCGGGGTTTAGTTTGCCATATTCATTTGCTTCGCAAATACTAACACCAGAAACATAGCCCAACTGAGGATCTACATATCCAACTTTAATATCATTTTTAGAAGGTTGACCAAATAAGTTACTTGACATCCCGTATATATTAAATATTATATTTCATATAATTCGTGTGAATATTTATAGCTGAATATTAGTAACAAGATCATCAAGAGATTTTGATGGCAAAGCAAAATCGGGAAGTGGTGGCGGTGATATCTTATTGGCAAATTGTAAGTTTTTGGCAATAGAAGTAAAGTTTGGTTGTTGAGAATCTTCGGAGGCGCCTCCACCGCTTTGTAAGGTATAATGATCCGAAACAGGACAACTTGGTTTTAAATCGCATCCAAAAATATTTAATTTAATATTTTCAAAGTTTAATGCAGAAGTTATGCTACTTGATATTGAAGAAACAGCACCCGAAACATCCGATAGAGCACCACTAGCTAAAGCAAGTCCCTTTTGAATGTCGGATAAAAATGAATTAATAATATCCAAAATAGAATCTACACCACCGTTAATTGCATCTTGATTTTCTGCAAAAATATTGGCAGTAAATTCTTCAACCGAACACATAGGAACAAATGGAGCATCTCCGGGATATCCAGTGCTTGGGTCTCTATCGTTAGATGGGGTTTTTGTATTTAAGATTTTATTCAAAGCTCCTTGGATTTGTCCACACAAATTATTAGTTATTTTACTAAAAATACAATTAATCAATTCGGTTATTTTTTCCTTTATATCCAAAAATAAATGCCTTTGATTAGGAAACATCGTACTTACGGTTGGGGATATTGCTTTATTAATTTGTTTCAGAATGTATTCAAGAACTTTATTCATAATAATTTTCATATATTTTGCAATCAAACAAGCAAAATTAGAAATAAGTGCTTGAATATCAGACAAAATTCTAGATGCTGCATCAATATAACTTTGAGCTGCTTGTAATACTTTATCAATTTCTTTTGTCAGAGTTTCTAATAAAATAGAAATAGCTTTCATTGCAGAAGAAACAATATCACAAGGACTCATCAATATTCTTTTTTTCAAATATAAATCATTTCTTTTAACATCAGCATTACAAAGTAAATGATTTGCATCAGGATTTTCAATCGCAGCTCCAGGTTGTGATGGAGAATTTGTAGAATTCGCTTCATTACATCTGGCTTTTATTTGATCTGCAACTTTTTTCTGTATGAAATTACTTCTCTCAGCTCCAGTTAATTTTCTTGCTTCTGCTTCCTCGATAGCACGTTGCTGATCAGCAAATTGCTGAGAAGTTAAAGCCTTATCAGAACGCAATCCAAATTCGTTCACAGGTACTCCAGGTGGAGGGGGAGCACATTCTTCAGATTGTTCTTTTGGTTTTGGTTTTTGGGTTATAAGTCTATCATCAGGAACTTTTGGTTTAGCTGATCCAACTGGAGGATCTTTTCCTTCCGCAAATCCACTTGTTCCCGCAAAGTTAGAATCATTATTTCCTATTTTAGTTTTTAATTGTGTCTGAGCATTATTACCCAAAACACCCATAATCACAGGAACTTGCTGATCCTGCCCATCAAGGAAAAACCCAAATACAAAATTTCCCTGTCGCAAAGAAGGAGTTTGAGAAGATCCTGTCTGACCACCACCAGCAGTGATGGGATACATCACCTGAGCCCAGGGAAGTTCATCAGACTTAAGAGATTCCTCTTCTTTATCGTGAAGTCCAATGATTCTTACTCTATATCTACGACCCCATCCAGGAATGGAATTTGGATCTTGAAATTTCCCAGATAAAGCATTATCTCTCCAGGTAGAATCATCAGCAATCTGCCCAATCCACCAATTAAATTGCTCACCCAAAAAACCAGAATTATATAAACTCATCAGTCTTCGTATACCCTACATTCTAGTGCATCTGGATTATCATTACAATACAACTCCAGTGAAGTTGGATCGTGATGATCGTTTGGATGAGATGTAACCCATCTTTCAAGCGAATTCAATTCATCCTCGGTGTGCCTTCTTGCTTGAGCAGAAACCAATGGATCGTCAAGAATTTTTTTATCGTGCTCTATGTGCTTTTCTACGCTTTCCATAATAGTGCGTATAATTATTATTACTATTTAACAACTTTATACTGCAGAACTATAAGTTGGATTTCCTTTCTTACCGGTAGAGTCTCTTACAGCAGTAATTTTCGTAAAACATCCGTGCGTTAAATTATAATAATGACATAAATCAGCAATTATATAATATCCACCAAGATGTTCATCCATAGTTTTAGTTTCTTTATTAGACAACTCAGGAGGATCAATCCAAATCAGATCGCCGGCGTGAAGACTAAAATCACCAAAAATAGTAATTGTAGTTTTTGATAAAAATAATTGATTATACCTCATAGAAGATTGATTCAAAACATTCTTTGGATCAAAATTTATTGTCTTTGATTTGGAAATTTGCTGTTTAGTATCGCCCGAAGGTAAAGATCCAGTATCTAATAAGTAATATTTTGTTTTTGAAAAGTCTTTCTTATTTCCCTCAACATTAAATTTTGGATTTATTTTAGGGAGATTTTTTCCACCTTTCTGTAAATTTTTTTCTGATCCAAATTCATTTTTAGATCCTTGAGAATTTGGAGTAACTACTTCATAATAACAGGTAAATGGATCAAATAAAATAGTTCTAGTGGAAAAAGTACCTGCTTCCAACTTCTTTAAAACATCTCCACTTGGATTTGGTGGTTCTAGTTCAAGTATTTTTGCATCATAGTCCGCAGGAAGATTTACTGTTTGATTATAAACAAACTTTTTAACAGTTTTTTTATTTGATGTATCAAACATTGAATCTATAGATTTAAATTTAAATCCATCCGAAGTTTCAAAAAAGAAAAATCCTGCAGTATTTCCTTTAGCATTCTGAAGACTTGGAACAGATCTATTAGATATCCAATGAATAATATAAAATGGATGTTTATTATTTCCTATAAAATTATATTCATTGACAGTTTTTTCTATATCTAATTTTTTCTTGGTACTCAAAACTTCTTTGCATATTTTATCTACGGAATCTGATATTTTTCCACTATATTTTTTATTTACAACTTTTTTATAATTTATTATTGCTTCTTCAGAAACTAAATCTAAAGATGCTAATGATTTTGTAGTATCTCTAGATATTGAATTAATAGATCTTACATTCATTTTTATATCTAATGTAACATCGTGATTCATATCTTTAAAACTAATACTCACATCTTCACCACCCTCCAGAGGCATTCCTTCAATGATAGTTTTCGTAACTCCATCTCCGGCAGAATATTTGCCAATATCACTATAAGTAACACTGCATTTTAAAGTTTCACTTAAAATACTTTCATAATAATAAAAATCACTAATAGTTGTTCCATTTGCACCCAAATCAATAGGAGAAGTATTCCTACCTTTTGAAGGATTGATTAAGAATTTATTAATAGAATAATTCCTTGGACTCTCTTGCATTTAAAAAAACTCTTAATAACTTATTTAACCTTTATAACTAGAAGACATATAATCATCAGATTCTCCAAAAGAAGAAATAACAACAAAAGATTGTTGAGGAGAAGCAACTGGAATAGGAACTGGAATCATTTTTTCATTAACCATAGCGCGAATTGTTGCTCCTTGTTCGTATTCTGCATAAGATCTTAGAACTTTTATTGCATCATTATAATTTGCTTTATTTAATGCATTTAAAAATCCAGGATAGTTTTCCTCTAATGCTCTAGTAGAATCCGCATCTATTACAAACTCAGGTCCCCTTTCACCAATAATTGCTCTAGTGAACCCGTGAACTTTTCCACCTTTAGAAAAACGATATAATCCGCTATATGAATTTGGATGCAAACCATCAGAACCAGCAGAATATCCACCCAAAAAAGTAGTATTGTATCTAGAAGCTATTGATCTTAATTTATCATTTAAATAAGAATATCTTCGATTATTAGTCGGAGCTCCAACCAATTTAACACCTGCACCAATATCTTTCAGATGTTGTAATTGTGAAGAAACACTACGCTCATCGCTAGGACTATTAAGAATCCCAGACGAAAGAATAACATTTTTATTTTTTAAGGAGTCTTTATTCGCTCTAATAACAGAAAGAACATCACTAGAACTTCTTCCCCATTGTTGAAGATCTGCATTTGATCCTCTTCCCGGATTTCCAGATAAACCTCTAGCAATACTATCGCCAACAAAAACTGTAGTTCCAGAAGGTCTCCTATTATTACCTCTTGATACTGGCATCCTATAAAAAGTTCCAGATCCACCATAATAATTATTGTAATCGGATAAGGATGCTTCCCAACTAAATTTAGCACCGCTAGATGAATTAGATATAATATTACCGTTAGGTAAAACAATACCAATATGGCTTTGTCCAGGTGCAATATAAACGTCTCCAGGTCTTTGTTGACCACTGCGAATTCTCTGATAACCAGATCTAACCATAGCGGATTCTGCATCAGGAACATAGTTAGAAGATCCCCAAGGAGGTCTAATACCAGCCTTTTTATAAACTTGATTTACTGCCCAAACGCAAGCGAGATTTCCACCCTCAGGTCCAGAAGCACTAGAAAATCCTTTCATCATTTTTGCAGCTTCCGCAAGAGAACTTGCAGATCCACCTCCACTACCAGCAGTCAATCTACTATTTTCCCTTGCTCTTCTAATAAGAGGCTCAACATTACTAGCAAAAAATCCTCTAGTACTAACTCCATTAGCATCTACAACATTTCCTCCGGGACTACCTGCATGAATTGCAGAGTAAATATCATACCCATTCATTCCAGGTTTAACTCCAGCATCCTTTAAGTATTGAACAACGTAAGGCATTTGTTGAGCAATACTCATAGATCTTAAAGATGATAATGAAACTCTTCGTCCTCCTATTGTCTTATAAGAACCTCCACTAACATCTGGGCAAAATTGAATTAATCCAGTACACCCAAATTGATTTGTTCTAGAAGAAATACCACCACTTTCAGCTAAAATACATCCCAATAAATCAGGAGCAGGAACTCCAAGTTCTGCGGCTGCTTTTGCAACTTCTCTTCTCAACTCAGGAGATCCGCCAGCACCTTCTCCAAGATCATATTCTCCTTCAGGTTGAAGTTGCTCTGGTGGAGCATTTTCTAAAATTCTTGTAGCAGTAATACTTTTCAATCCAACTTGTTTTCTCAAATCATTTATCATCTCATCAACTTTTGGAGAAACTGTATCTTGAATTGCTTTTGATAATGCATTTTTTATCACAATATCATCACTAAACATACTTACATCAACCTTCCCCCCTTCAGCAAAAGCAGCGCCCGTTCTCTGAATTCCTGTACCGTATATTGTTTGCATCCAAGCAGATAATCCACTAGCGGCATTTTGATAATCAGTACTGGAAGGTTTTTCTCCCATTTGACCCTTTATAAAAATTGTTGCTAATCCACCCAATCCAGGAATAGAAGATGCTGTTTTATAAGAACTCTTCATATATCCAAGTGGATTTACAGTTTTTCCCCTTTCTTTGGTTTCAGCTTCAGGAAAAACTTTTTTAATATTTTCTTTACCACCAACAGATTGTCCCGGTTTTACTTCAGTTACTTGTACCTTTAATGTTCTTTTTGGTTTTGGTTTTTGTACTATTCTTTTTGCTGGACCACTTAACCTACCACCCCTAGTAATTGGACCGCCCTGAGCACGACCTTCAATTTTTTGCTCCTTTGGATCTTTATTATTGAAAATCTTATCATATAAGAGACCGCCCAAGGCAGAACCACCCTCACTACCCAACCACATACCAATCGCAGTTCCAACACCGGGAATAGGTATTAAACTTCCGATAGCACCACCAACCCAAGTTCCAAGACCAGCACCAACACCCCTAAATGCTGCCTTACCAACAGGATCTCCAGACATCCAAGAAAGAACAAACTCCATAATACCACCTATCAGTGGTAAATTTTTAACCAAAGGTCTTACAATTCTTAATGCGGTTTTTGTTCCACCTCTACCAAGAGCACCAACCAATCCTCTTCTTGCAAGGTTTGTAATTCCTGATCTTGCATATCTTCCACCTAAAGATCTAACGCCTTCTTCACCAAATCTTTCGATTGCTGCTTGTCTTCCATATTTCTGGAAGTAGCGTTTCATTATATCACGATTGGAATTTTCAAAATAAAATCCTCTAGACCCACCACTCAATACTCTTTGTTCAGCTAAAGTTGACCCCTGATTTCCAATAAAACCTCTTTGTCTTCCTCCGGAATAAGTTCTACCACTTCCACTAAAACCACCTCTACGTCCACCAGGACCACCACCTACTCCCCCACCAGTATCACGAAGTTCTCCGAAAGCAATCGCAGCAATAATAGATGCTTCAATCACTTTATCCATTGCACCAATAAAACCATCAAAAGTCTTAGTGAAACCATCACCTCCAAGATTACCTATAAACTTTCTGGTTTTATCGTGAACCTCATATGCTTTATCAACAAAGGAAACCAATCCATTTAATATCTTACCAGAAATATCAATAATAGTATCCTGGACTTTTATAATCGTATCAACAACACCAGCAAGTTTCGGAAGATACGGAAGTAGACGGAGAGAAATATATCCAAGAAAAACATTAAACAAAAAGTTTTTAATTCTTTCTAGAAATCCAAGTTTTGGCAATCCGGGTAATGATGGTATTTTATTTTCTTTACCTTTCGGTTCTTCAAGTTTTTGTTCCTTTTCGCCAAATCTTTTTTGCTCCGAAAGTTTTCTCTTTCTTTCTTCTTCCTTTACTTTCAATAAGGTATTTGTTTTAACTAAGTTATTAATATGAATAACTTGTTTTTTAATGATAGAAATACCAAGAAAATTTCTATCATCCAAAATTGATTTAGAACTTATCTTTTTGATAGTGGTTGTTAAAGAACCACCACTACCACCTAAAAGTTTGGTTGGATTTATTTTTGCTGGAGGAAGTGCTTTTGGTTTCATATATTTTTATTATGCTATTCCAGATATCTTCAATCTTCTAATATAAGCAGTAGTATCAGGATGTTTAGTACTAAAAGAAGGAACTTTTGGTGATCCTGGAGTTGCTGAAGATGGCATATTCGCAGTCTTAGTTTCATTGAAAGTTGTGACAATCAACTGAGGTCTTGATGGGGGAGAAATATTATTTAATCTTGAAGATTTTGATAGTTTGACTGGAGATCCAACCATCCCACCTTTTGCGTATCTAGGTTCTTTTGCCTGAGCTGGTGGAATAAAAACTGAAGTAAATCTCTCAACAAGAGAAGGTTGTCTTGGTCTTGATGCAGTTTGAGTAGAAGTTGAAGGTGAAGTTTGCGAATTTGGTTTGGGTTTGGGTTTTGCTGCAACAAGAGATTGTTGAACTTGAGGATGCCTAAAATAAATCAATTCTTTAGTATGAGGCCACCAAGATCTAGCTTCATCAGGAGTGTTTAAATTTGTAAAAGTTCCTTTTCCGAAAGAATTATTTGCAATTTTACCACCTGGCATAACAATTCCAATATGCCCATATGGATCTTTACCGCTACCTGCAGGATATCCAGTATCTTTCCAGATTACAATATCACCGGGGGTTCTTTGATTTTCACTAACTCTAGGAAAACTTCCATTCAAAGAACGATAAATGTCCGGAACATAATTTATTCTTTTAACAGATTTCCAAGGTATTGATAAACCAGCTCTCCTATAAACCTCATTAATTGCAGGAGCACATCCATTTGATGCATCACCACCCTGAGAAGCATAACTCCACCTCTCATTCATCATTCTAGAAGCTGATGATGTTAATGATGAAGTATATGCTCTACTATCAAATGGTATTGGTCTACTTGCAGATGAAGATTGTGTAGGTTTTGAAAATGGTTTTGTTACCAAAGATGCAATTGAAGATCCAACTCTTAACAATCCAGAAAAAGGATTTGAGGACATTAATCCACCACCGGCGGCGTGAGGTATTCCACTTATCATCCGTGGTCTATTAGTTCCACCACCGGCAGCATTCATTGCCTCTAATGTACCAACTCCATACTTTTGAACTGCTCCGCGAGACATAACAAATTCACCATCACTCAACATTGCAGGTATCTTGTCAACTCCTTTTTGACCACTTACATGTCCTGGACCTCCACCAAAAAATCCGAACATCTTTTTAAGATTTGCTAATCCACCACCAGAAAATCTTGGCGTTTTAGGTTTCTCATCCTTTTCATTACCACCAACAAAATTTTCAATACCACCACTTAATGCCATTGTGGTTCCGACAGTTGTAGCAACTTGCAATCCTGCCGAAACTAATCTTCCACCACGCCCACCAAGAAATCTTGCTGCTGCCTTTGCTCCAAGCATTTGAGCAACAACTTGAAGTAATTTTCTTGTGCCGAAGAATACTAACTTCGTAAATCCGCCAACAAACTTACCAAGACCAGTACCAAATCTCAAATAAAGTGCTAAAAGTTTTGGCCAATGATCGCCAAGAAATCTGAATAGAGAATCAATTTTTTTCTTATTTGCTGGATCAGCAAACCAATCCAAAAGTTTGAGGAATACTTTTCCCCAAAAGATTGCCATAAAGAAATCAATAATTCTTCTCAAAAAAGATTTTATTGGGGCAATTATTTTTTCAGCAGCTTTAATTGCAACTTTAAAACCCTTCTCTAATTTTGATTCAGCAAGTGCTCTTCTTGCATTTTCATCTTCTTTTCTTGACCTATCAGTCGCTTCCTTTTGTGTTTTATTTTGCTGAGTTAAATTTTTAATAATTTCTGCAAGGAGATTTTTAATTTCAGAAAGATCATCTCCCCCAGACATTTTACCAACGGAAGGTGGTAAAGCAAGTCGCTTAATTCCAGGAAGTAATTTCTGTTTTCCTAAATTAATATCAACAGCAGTACCCCTTTTAAAGCTTGTTGCATTAATTTTTTTAACTTTAAATCTACCTTTTTTACCCTTTACCCTCTTCCATTCATTTGTAATAATTTCAATTTCTTCTGTAGGAAGAGTTTGTTTTGTCATCCTTGCAGAAGCCATTCTCTCTCTTAAGAGAGAAGCATAGGTATCATAATCAATATCAAAAACATCTTCTAAACCAATAATTCGTAATATCCTTTCATCTATTTTTTCGTCTACTAAGGCACGACCATTCTTCGCTTTTGCTGTTTTTACAATACTAGAAGAACTGATTGCCATTCGACTGTTGCTGTTTTAATTTTTCTTCTTCAAGATGCTGTTGCAATAAAGAAACATAAATGTCCCTTTCCCAAGGAACCATATTTTCAATCTCTGTCAAAGAGTATTTATGATACTGCATTAGGGCAAAATTAAGTCGAAAATAACTTTCCAAGTCCATATGGACTAGACCTATGCGAAAAAAGATGCTAACCCTTCTAGTACCACTTCACTCTCAACTTTTGTGTTTGGATTAGTAACTTTTAATTTGTGAGAAAGTTTTGGCATCGTTTCAAAGAACTTTTCAATCTCTTTAAACTGTGAAGAATTCATTTGCTCTAAGAAATCAACAAGTTCTTTCTTAGTGACATCAGAAGTAGACCAAACTTCATCTTCAGTATAAATCTTATCAATACAAGATGCAATCAAATCAAAAGATTGATCCATAGTATTAGCATCACTAAAATCAAAATTATTTTTAATAAATTGATCTAGAGATGGATACTTCATTTCCATCATAATATTAGAATCTACTTTAATTCTATTCGTATGATCGCCAGTTTTTTGAACTCTGATATCATCAAGATTCAAAGTTACTTTAGTTGTTGTCGTTTCATCATCTGGGCAAATAATATTAACTTCAATTTCTTCGCCAACAGACTTTCCACGAATGTTGAGAAACAAATATTCAATATCAAAAGTTGGTAAAGATTCTACTTTAATTCCTTTTGATAGAATACAATTTTTAATAACATTTTTAATTGCATTAGTAATTTGTTTTGTATCCTCACTTTCTAATGCAATGACTAGAACCTTTTCTTCTTTTACTAGAAATGGTCTATAATGTATGGTTTGTCCAGTTGAAGGCAATTCCAACTCATATGTTGGTGTAGAGATCTTTGGTAAAGGCATAATGACCTATAGAATGATTCAGTGTGATTATTTATGACTTACATTAAGGTTGTCAGTTACTGCTGTATTGTTCTTGATGGGGTATTAAAAAGTCCTCTGTCATTAAAAGAACCTCCACTGCTAGAAGCAGCAAATTCAAATGCCCTATTTTGATCGGTCAAATAATTTGCGGCAGCATTTCCAGAAGAGTTTGCAGCAGAAGCAGGAATTCCACCAACAGAAAATCCTGGGATATTTGACGATAAAGCTCCTATTCCAGATAAATTGCTATTAATATCTGCTTGTTGTTGAGGAGTACCTTGCTCAGCAACAGATTTGGGATCAGCTGGAGAAAATGGAAGAGCAGATAAAATATATCTAATATATGTCATAGATACAGTGCATTTCAATAGAGAAGATGAATCATATGAAACAGGCATAGAAGACAGACTAATTGGATATGCTCTGATAAATTCATATTCCAAACGACTCTTATAATCCCTTTCAAATTTAATGACTTTTAATCCTTGATCCGAAACATAGCTATCTGGATATCTAACTCTATAAAAATAAGAAGGACTCTTCACTCCAATACCTCCTCTCATTTTCTCATCTGGAGTAACAGATTCTCCTGCAATATATTTCATCCAAGATTCAAAAACAACAATAGGTAAATATTTTTCAGCATCCACATAAAAAGTAAAATCTATTCTATCATCATAAATTCTTCTATGAGCGTGTCTTTCCGTAACACCGGTATAATCATTATTAATTTCCAAAGTTGCCAACGACGATCCGGGTAAAGAAACTTCAGAGCATAATAAATTTAATTTATTTTGATCCAATGATCCCAGATTTATTCCTACATTTTCTATTACATTTTTCTGTATCTTATCCGGTATAGGAACTTGAACTTCAAAATGAGAAGTTAGAGCGGGTCTAAGAATATTAGATTTTATAACAGATAATGACGTTGGCGTAGGCATTTATAAATATTTTTATCTGGTATATATTATGTAGTAAGGATAATGGCAGAAAGCATAAAAAGTAAATACAAACCATCATTTCCCAAAAAATATAAAGGAGATCCCAACAATATTATTTGTAGAAGTAGTTGGGAAAGACGTTTCTGCCACTGGTGTGATTTAAATGAAAGTATTATTGAATGGGGAAGTGAAGAATTTTTTATTCCATACTACAATCCAGCAAAAGAAAGAGTTTGTAGATATTTTCCAGACTTTATAATTAAAGTAAAAGAAGAAACGGGGAAGATTAAAACATATATCGTTGAGGTAAAACCAGCAAAACAAACTATTCCTCCACAACCAAAGAGTAAAGTAACAAAATCATATATTCACGAATGTGCTACATATGCAGTAAATCAAGCAAAATGGAAAGCGGCAAAAGAGTGGTGTGCTGATAGAATGCTTGAATTTGTTGTTATTACAGAAAAAGAATTGGGTATTAAATAATGGCAGAAGGTTTTGGAAACTATATTAAAAATAGTACTCCTCCAAGAATAAAAGAACTCAAAAAAAGAATAATTCAATCAAATGCAACAGATGCAGAAGATTTGATGCTGATTATAATGGATGTATTAAAGGAAGAAGTATTATATCCAGAACCAGGAAAGTTTTATACATTTTTATACTCCCCAAAAACTCCAGATATAGAATATGACCAACACCCACTAATTGCTTGCACATCTTTAGAAAAATGGGGGTTTAAAGCAATCAATTTTCACTGGAGAAAATCGAGACAATATACTTGGGAAGAAGTTTTAGGAAAACTTCACGTAATTAAATACGATGAACTTGATGAAATGCTTTCCATTCCATATGCAAAATTCCGTCTAAATAAATAAAACCCCTCTCATCAATGTCTCATACTCTACAAAAAATTGAGATTGTTTATCCTCTTAGTAGGGAGGGAGTTTGATGGCACAAAAAAAGATAACCAGCGAACCATATACAGTAACGTTACCTGGAGGTTCTCCTCTCTATTTTAAAACAGAAACAACGTATAATACAGATACAAATGGAAATCCAATAAGAGGATCATCTTTACATACAGTTCTTTATAGTCCAAATGGTTCAAATTACATACCATCCGCAACAACAACAGAAATAAACGGTCAATCAAATAATTGGACTTTATTAAAGTATACACCAGAGCAAGCTTTTAGTCTAGGGATAACACAATACTTACAACCAGACAATTCTGTTCTTGGACCTACTGCAGCATTATCATTACAAACATATGATGGACAAATAAGTAAAGAAACTAGAAATACAATTTCAAAATCTTCAATAAAGGCAGGAAATACTGTAGGACAAACTCAAGCAGTTCTAGGAACACAACAAACAGTGCCAAACCAAGGAGGAGCAGCAGATCCAAACGCTCCCACAGATCCAGCAAATCCTACAGATCAAGAAGGATCCAAACCACTATCAAAAGAAGAAGTTGATGATTTTAACAAACAATTGGAGAGCATTAAAACAAATCAAAGACAAAATTACGAAAGTGCAAAGTATCCACTAAATTTGCAATCAGAATATCAAGACTGTATAAAATTTTCAGTTGTAAAATATCAACAATCTGGACTTGAAGGATTTGGACCAAAATCAAAAGGATTGAGAATAGTTGAAGTTGATGAATCGCAAAAAGGAAGACCAAAAATAGGCACAAGAGAAATACTTGCAACAATAGTTTTACCAATACCAGGTGGAATACAAGATGGGAACCAAGTGAATTGGTCAGGGACAGATCTCAATGATATTCAAAAAGCATTTGGAGATTTAGCTCAAACTGGAATAACAGGTGGTAATGTTGCAGGAAGCGCACAAAAATCTGCAGAAGAAGCAGCAAAACCAGGAAGTGGAGTGAGGACTGCAATAATATCAAAATTAACAGAAGCAGCAATAGGTCAAGGTGGTTTAATGCAAAGACAATTTGGAACAATAATAAATCCCAATACAGAATTATTATTCAGTTCACCATATCTTCGCACATTTAGTTTTAGTTTTAAACTATCTCCAAGATCTTCAAAAGAAGCAGAAGAAGTTAGAAAAATTATAAGAAATTTCAAACAGGCAATGTCACCAAAAAGATCGGAGTCATCTTTTTTATTACAATCTCCACATACATTTGCAATTTCTTATATTTTCCAAAACAAACAACATCCATATTTAAATAGATTTAAAGAGTGTGCTTTAACAAGTTGCAACGTGAACTACACACCAGAAGGAAACTATATGGCATTTGATGATTCAAATCAACCATCTATGGTTTCTTACCAACTTGATTTGCAATTCCAAGAGCTAGAACCTCTTTATGATGATGATTATGGCGATGGTTACACTAATATGGGTTACTAAGATGCCAAGTTATTTCCGCCAAGTTCCAGATTTTGAATATGTTAGCAGACTTCCTGATGCTAAAATAGGTGATTATATTCAAGTAAAAAATCTTTTCAAAAAAGGAAAACTTAGAGAAGATATTTTTCAAAATCTAGCCTTCTTTACAAAATATAAAATTAAAGGAAACGATAGACCAGATAACGTTGCATATCAAGTCTACAATGATTCCACTTTAGACTGGTTAGTTCTTCTATGCAATAATATCATTAATATTCAAACGGAATGGCCATTGGACCAAAATGATTTTGATGCATTTCTATTAAACAAATACGGAGACTATAATACTCTATACAATGGAATCCATCACTACGAAACTACTGAAATTAGAAATAGTCAAGGAGTTGTAATAGTTCCAAAAGGACTTTTTGTTGATCCAGATTATTCAGTAAGTTATTATGATTATTTTACAGATTCTCAAAACGAGATAAGAAATATTGCAATACCAGTTACATATTATGAATATGAAGAAAAAATAGAAAACGATAAAAGAAATATTTGGATACTTAAATCACAATATTTAAATATTGTTTTAAATGATATGAAAGAAATTATGCCATATAAAGAAGGGTCCAGTCAATATAAGACTGAGACCCTTAAAACAGCTGATAATATCAGACTTTATTCTTAATCACTCTTCAGCAAGACGCTGAAAATATGAAAGTGCATCATCTTCATCCTCATCTTCTTGAGTGATCTTAGGAAGCGAAGGAGACTTAGAACGAGCATAGGACTGTTCAAGTTCTTCAACTACCCGATTTTCTGCAGAAGACTTATCAACATAAGATTCATATTGTTCTTCTTCTTCCATCACGGCACGCGAACGAGAAGCAGATGTTTTAAGACCAAGAACAGAATTCATACGAACTTCAAGTTCTTCATACGTCTTAAATTGATCAGGTGCAGTTACAGCAGCAAGTGAATGCTCTTTTTTCCAGATTGCTTCAAGAGCATCATCATCACTCAGAAGAGGTTCGACAGTACCGAATTCTGACTTGTCATAATTCCAATAACCATCTTTCTTGACGATTTTCAGTTTGAAGTTAGCACCTTGCCAAAAATCAAAAGGATTGATAGGAGTTTCATCTTCAAATTCAGGTTGCATAGCTTCCATAATCTTATCAAAGATTTTTTTGCCATACTTAAAAAGAAATACTTTTCCCTCATTTTGAGGATTCGTAGGATCTTTTACAACATAAATGTTGGAGTAATATGACAGTTTACGCTTCTGCTTACGAACAATTTCCTTATCTTTTTCGCTACCACTATTCCAAAGTTTCCGATTATACTCTGAAATAGGATCTCGTTGACCAAGAGTGGTCAATGAATTCTCAATGTACCACCCACCAGGACCTTGGAATCCGTGAGAATACATTTTTGCCCAAGGAACATCTTCTCCCTCAGGAGCAGGAAGAAAACGAATTACTGCAAAACCATTACCAGCTTTGTCAACTTCAGGTTTCCATAGACGATCATCTTCTCCGCTACCTGTAGAAGTATTCATTTTTTCAACTTCTTTCACCAGTTTTTCGGTGAGAGAACCAATTTTGGATTGTTTTTTAAGATCTGCAAAAGACATTGGATTACCTCGGATTAATAGGATTTGGCTTTTGTGTACTTCGTTATTCTACTAGTCTGGATCGTTCTTGTCAATCTGATTTTTCATAAAGTCAAGCATTTTAGACATATTATTGAGAATGATATTCATATCGGTGCCAGGAGGCATACCCATCATCATTGCAGATTGCACAACACGGTCCTTCATTTCCTGAGCTTCTGGATCATCAGATAAACTCATTCTCGTATAGAGAACTTTTTGTTTGTCTAAAAGACGTTCAAGAAGAGCAACGTGATTAAGTCGTTCTTCTTTGGTCATTGTAGGAAACTTAAAGATATTTGAATAAACATCTTCTTGCAACTCAACAATTTCAGCCATCTCTGCACGGACAACTTCGGACTTAAAAAAACTCATGAGTCCTCCAGAATAATCTCTTTCAAGATTTTGCGAAAACGAAATACATCAATATTTAGAAATGGATTATATTTTTTAACTCTACGACTTACAGTTGTCCAGACAGGATCTTGAAGTTTTTTATCAAAAGTATTTCCAAACAGAAAAATTTTATTGTATATGACTAACGTTTCTAAACTAATTTTGTCATTTAGAAATTTTTTGAGAAGTACAGGGTGTCCTTTAGAACAATTAAACACATCTTCAAAGGCATTTTCTTCAAAAAGACTTTGAGATTCTTCTTTAAAGACATAGGAAAGTGATTGAATTTTCTTTTGCCAATTTTGATATCTACCTTCACCCTCTCGGATCATTTCACCAATCCAAAGAGTTTCTGGATCATTACAGGATACAAAATTTGCAACAAAAAAATCTACAACTTCTTGATCTGTTTTTTGTCTTGAAACTTTCTCAAACCACATTCTATCACGTCTTTGATAGAAAGATTTTATTGTAGATCTTGATTTACCACAATATTTAAAATAATCATAACTATCTTTAGTGAAATGATTCTTTAAAGAGAGATATGATTTATATGTTTCAAATGGAGTCACTTTGCAACTGCTCATTAATTAATTTTCTCCTTGTTTCGAGATCAACATTTTCTAACCAATACTTTCTCATTATTTTGTTTTCATACGATAATTACGCATATATTCAGCCTGCTGTTCTTTGGTCCAACTCATTTTATTCAAGAAAATTGTATAATTATTTATATAAAAACGTCAAAGAGGTAATTTTGCTCGGGAACTTTTTTTTAAGAAGTTGAGTTCCATCGCTTCATACTTAATTTTTTCTTTTAGTGGTTTTGGAATCAGTTTTGGAACCGATTCCAAATCAATATTATTCTGCTCGCAGAAATAAATTACCGCATCAATATAATTCATTTCCGGATTGTGTTTTACAAGATTTTCTATTTCTTGTGCAAATCTGGATGGACAAAAAAACTTACTTTCTAATACTTTCTCTAATTCATTCTCCATCTGGCCTAGTATTGTGAGATACAAATTCTTTAATATAACGAACTAATAACTTAATATAGTCCCCTTTGTTTCTTTTGTCAAATACTTTCACTTCTCCACCAGGAGTAACCATTAAAGTAATAAGTTTTTTAATAGGTTTTCCAGTCATTTCATAGTAAGCAGATGCATAAAACATCTCTTGAACAAAATAGTTCTCAATCCACTCTTCTGGTTTAATTTTATCTGAAGTTTTAAAGTCTATAACTGCAAGTTCTCCTTCATATTCGGCAATACAATCAACTCGTCCAGCAAGTCCAAAGTATTGTGAGTAGAGAGTTCTTTCAATTGCATGAATATTATTTATCTTATCAAGTTCCATCTTTGCATGATAGAACATATGTTTCGTTAAAGGTTGATAATCCTCCCAATTCAATTCTTTATTTTCCAAATAATCTTGGCAGACTTGGTGAAAATCAGTACCTCTAGCAGTTGCTCTTTTAGTAATACGATTTGCTTCTTCAAGTCCCACTCTTTTTCGCCAATTAATAAAAATCTGACGATTATAAAATGAAGTGACTGAAGTAATAGAAGGAACCCACTGTCCATCAGGAAGGTGATAAAGGCGAATGCCATTTGTTTCTTTCTTTTCTAATTCAATATCACCTAAAAAATTATGATGAATAAAGCTCATAATACCATTTAATAGTTTTTTCTAAACCTTCTTGAAGAGAATATTTTGGGCTCCAATTAAGTTCTCTTTTAATTTTAGCATTATTAATCGAATATCTCAAGTCATGACCTGGACGATCTTGCACATACTCAATTAAATCATAATCTCTATTCAAAATATTCAATATATTTTTTACAATATCAATATTCTTGAATTCACTTTCACCACCAATATTATATTTCTCACCAACTTTTCCATTCATAAAAACTTCATATACAGCACGACAATGATCTTCAACATAAATCCAATCACGAATATTTTCACCATTTCCATACACGGGAATTTTATCGCCGCGAATAGCATTTAAAATGGTTTTTGGTATTAGTTTTTCTTTATGCTGCCTTGGACCGTAATTATTAGAACAATTAGTTATTTTTACAGGAAGTCCATAGGTATTATGAAACGACATTACAAAATGATCGCTGGCAGCTTTAGATGCTGAATATGGATTTAATGGATTGTATGGGGTTTTTTCTGTAAAAGATTTTTCATCATACTGCAGAGATCCATAAACTTCATCTGTAGATATGTGATGAAACAACTCTACATTATAGTCACAAGAAAGTTTAAGAAGATTAATAGATCCAATAACATTAGAATCTACAAATGGCATTACATCTTCTATTGAACTATCTACGTGACTCTCTGCAGCAAAATGAAAAATCTTTGAAGGTTTGTAAGCAGAAAAAACTTCTGATAAAGATGATTTATCTGCTAGATCAACCTTTACAACTTCAACTTCAAGTGGATTTAAATTATTCAAACTTGAGGCATATGTAAATTTGTCTAGAACCACAATTGGTTCTTCAGTTTTTTCTTTTAAAAAATGAACAAAATTACTACCAATAAATCCACATCCACCAGTCACAAATATCATAAATTACTCTCCATCTTGGCAACAATGTATTCCTTAACAAGACCAGAACGTACAATATCTTCAACACCAAATTCGATAATATCAACTGAAGGCATTACACGAAGAATCTTCATAAAATCAATGATACCATTCTTCTCATTAGTTTTAATCAAATCGCTCTGAGTAGCATCACCACAGAACATAATCTTACTGTTTTCACCAACACGGGTAATGATTGAATCTAATTCGTGGAAGTTAAGATTCTGAAATTCGTCTACGATAATGATTGAATTGTCCAGAGTAGTTCCGCGAATAAAAGAAGTACTCCAAAAACTAATCGTACCTTGCTGTTTGAGGTTTCCATAGAGCATTTCAAAATCTGCATCTGTGGGAAGTTGGAACATAAACTTTACCATATTCTTATAAGGAATTTGATAAAGCGAAGACTTGTCCTCATGATCTCCTGGAAGAAATCCAATCTCACGGGTAGCTACAAGAGACCTTACAATATAGATTTTCTCATAAGGACTTCTTTCATCTAAAACATCTTGCAGAGCATTGTAAAGTGTGATGAAAGTTTTACCCGTTCCTGCACATCCATAAGCAACAATATTTTGATTACTATCGTATGCTTTATAAAGTACTTTTTGGTTTTCTGTAAGAGGTTCAATATCTCTCATCAAGTCCAAGTTGATTGGTTTTTTACGCTTCATTTGTTTAGCGGTCATTCCAACACCAATCGGTTGTTCCTCTCTTCTTCTTCTTGCCATATAAAAATTAAATTGGTTTTACTTTTGATCCTGGAGCCTTTGATGCCTTGTAAAGTACATCGTTCCAACCTGGATGAGATTTTTTTAACCTATCGTAAATTTCACCAACCTCTCCTGAAGCAGGACAAGTAGATGGATCAGACCAATCTCTGTCCCATTCTGGATTATCTTTTTTCCACTGATTCCAATCATAGATACTCATTGTAACTTCTTTTTGTTCACCAGTTTGTTTATTAATAACGGGATAAGTTGCCAAATCTAGTCCTCCATTCTATGTGTCAATATTTAGTCTATACGAATTGATGGTTGAATGTTTTCACAATCATCACAGTTATCCCGAGTCCAACCAAGAGCAGTAGAAACTGCTGGGAATTGACAAGTAAAAATACAACGAACTGCCTCAGCAATGTCCATATGTTCCTTCTGTGTACCATGAGCCGAACGTAAATCAATGTAATGAATCCAAGACCTCACAGAACCCGTCATATAGAGGCGTGTAGGCGTCGCTAATGGCAATACGAACCTTGCACACTCCTTTGCCACTCCTTTCTCTAGAAGGCGGTTGTAGAGTCTCTGAGAGTGCTCAAAATGCATTCTAATATCTTCTAGCAGAGTGAGTCTGAGATAGTCAGGAAGATCATCAATACTGTTCTGACGATTCTTATCATCTTGACGACGAAGTTCTGGAAGAGGAATAGTCTGATTCAGTAGATTAGTATCAGCATACCTTTGAGAAAACTCTTGAAATGTAAATGACCTATGACGAAGGATTTGAGCTGCAATACCTCTTGTAGTATTAATCTCTACAGTCAAACTTGCTTGCTCAAAGATACTCCAATGCTGATGCTTAATACAGTACTTAAGCAATCCATCAAAACTCTGATTGTCTTGATTCTTTGGATTAGAAACACGCGCACAATACGCCATATGTTTCTCTGCGTCTGGTGTTACCGACACCAGTTTTACTTCTGGTTTCATGAATTCAAATTCTTCAAACATCTCCTTCACAGTTCATCTCCACTGTTGTTTGTTAGTTTATATTTTTTATTTACTTTTATCGATCCAAATACATCATCGTCTTCTTCATCATAAAAGACTTCATCATAATCACCAATATAAGAAGCAATTTCTTCATATTGAGGTTTATATACATCAGTCTCAGAATAGATTTCTGATTTCAAACAATCTACAAGAGATTCAAGGTTTTTGATGATTAACTTAAGCTTTTCTTTATCCATCTTGATTAACCCTCACAAAGGTTATTTTACATAAAAAAAGAGAGGGAGTCAAGTCCCTCTCTACAATCACATTGGCTTTGATGCCATATAAAGTTGTGCTTCGCGTAGACGCTGTTCTTTCAGCATTTTTTGTTTAATAAGAATAAGTGCCATTGGTTTTGCTCCTTTACTTTTGGTATTGGTGCGTTCCTTTAGCTCAACGTTTGCGTTCGCTATTTGCGAATAGCGAATGAACGATCCGTTCCGCGTTAGCCTACTTCCGTCCCAAAAGGGATGAACGTGTGGATATTTATTAGTTTTGCTTTGTAATATTTGTTACCGTTCTATGTAACTTAACGTATGGTTAGCTGCATATAACTGCTGAATAATTATATCACAACCAATCTTAGGGTTACAATCACCACAAGTATAAACATCTACTGCTGCCTTACCTTCCTCTGGCCAAGTATGAATACTGATATGACTTTCAGACAACAAACAAATCACAGTAACTCCCTGCGGATCAAACTTCTTTGAAATAGTCTGAACTACAGTAGCACCACTTGCTGCTGCTGCGTTTTCTAGTAAATCTATAAGACAACGCTCGTCGTCCAAAAGAACAAACGAGCATCCATACAAGTTAAGTAGATAGTGCTTTCCCATTATTCAATTGCTTCAGGATCTATCCCGTATTTGTTAATTAGTTTATCTATTTTTGTTTCTTGTCCAGAAAGTTTTTCTATTTCAAAAATAGAAGATTTTTGATATTTTTTAAGTTTTTTATATTCTTTGATTAATTTGTCAACTTCTCTATTTTTAATATAAAGTCTAAATTCTTTATCTTTTTTGGGAGAAACATCTCCTTTAAATCCACCACTCATTTTCTTTTCTTTTTTTCTGGTTTTTGATATCCCCAAAGTTTGGGACTTACTCTTCCATATCCAAAATCAATTTTTTTAACTGAACCAGGACCATACTTATCATAATACATATCAAAAAGATTAACCATCTTAGGGCATCTTGTAAGATCCATATATGTTTTATCTTCTTCTACATACCAAATTAAATAAGCGTCATTAGGAAAAGAGGGGTCTTTAACTTTATCCAAAGTAGTCTTTTCAAGTAAGACTTCACACCCATATTCATAAGGCAGAATAGTTTTTTCTTTTTTTGAAGATTCTGCCATAATTTCTCCCTGCGTTTTTTTTACAACATCATGAAGTTTACTCATGAGCGGTTGCCCCATTGAATATCGGGATAAGCTTCACTTACAATTTCTTTAGTAATTTTATATTTAGTTTGTAGTTTTTTATCCTTGACAAGACATAGAATTTCTGCTTCAAGAGGATGAAGACCTTGAAGGATATTAATAAACATAGTTTCTCTGCGAAGAGAACTTAAACTATCGTTACCTCCACGCACAAAATTATAAAACATTTGATATTCTTTACGAATTGAAGATCTTCCCTGATCCATAGAACCAAGAGAATTTGAATTCAACTCTTCCATTTTTGTAACAGCGTCATCAATTTTTTCCGTCAAAGTTCCACTATAAGAAGTTTGTTCTCCAGTACTCGCGTATGGAACCTCTCCTTGAGGTAAAAGAGAAATTATAGATTCGTCAAAGTTCCAAATAAAAATTGTTTTAAGTGAAGGATCTTCATATTGCTTAAGAATCTCAACTTTTTTTGCATTTGTTCTTTGTTTTGATACAAGAGATAAAACTTCAAATGCAAAAGGATTTGTTGGAAGCTCTTGGGATAAAGTTTCAGCCTTCTTCTTCGTCTTCGTCGTTGTAGTCATAATCGTTTTCAAATCGTACAGATACTATTTCGTCTGGTATTACTTGTCCATTTTCGTCAAAGAACTCTGGATGTAAATATGGAGGTCTTGATTCAAGTAAATGCCTATAAGTTAACCAACCTATTATACCTCCTGTCATAAAAAAGAGCAACGTGAACATTACTGAGAATGTTATTACATATGCTGTTTCCATTTTCCTTTCTCCAGAGAGTTTATTTTTTCCTAATATCAAAGTGAAATTCTATGTAAAAATGAAACTCTCTGCGAAAGAGAGAAATCATTTTACCAAATTTAACTTGAAAAGTTTTTGGTTTTGATTCCCTCCTCTTTCTATTTCTTAGCATTAATTCAACACCTCTATTAATTTGAGGCGCTGAATTATTTAGTTTTTTTCTTTCATTTTCATTTTTATTGTGAAAATTTTTGGATTTTTCACTCATTAAATTTAATTAAACTAAATTTTGGTTTTTAAGGTATTGAACAGTATCGCTACATCCCCCAATATGTTCTTGGTCATTCAAGATTACTTGAGGAAAAGTCGATCCTTGTCCAAATTCAGAATAGAATTGATCCCTAGTAAAATCTTCATCTAGTTTATAGACTTTATGTTCCAGGTTTGATAATTCTAAGACCTGTTCAATTTTGGTACAATATGGACATCCATTTTTAGAGTAAACTGTAAATTTCATAATTCTACTAATTTAATATAGTTAAGTATAATGTATTTAATAAAAAAAGTAAATCATATATCAGAGTATTTTAAATTTTTTCCTGTAGTTTTCCACCAATTAATTATTTCTCTATATGATACCAAGTTAAGATACTTATATTCATTTAAAGGAATATTATTCAAAATATCATCGCTAAGTGGATATTGGAAATCAATATTGCTAAGATTTAAAGTTGATTTGCAGTTTACTACATCTTCAACAAATAAAGGGAATCCATAAACAGGATTTACAAAAGAAAAAATTATTGTTTCTGCGGTTGGTCTAAGAGCCCAATAAGGTCTAACGTGAGAATCATTTCCAATGTAATCCAAATTAAAAGTTTCTCCATCATAGTAGTGATTGAGTATCTTCTCAGCATGAGACCTTCTCATCAAATAGGCACATGCAGACCAATCACACCAACACCTATGTCTAATTTTTACACCTTCTATAGAAAATCTGAATATTTCTTCTCTAACCCAAGACAATTGTATGCAACCCCAATCTTCTGGAACGCGACTAAGAAACTCTTCCCAAGTAAAATTCCAGTATTTAACAGTTTCAAAACTAATATCATCCTCACAAAAGAATCCATATTCTTCGTCTGTATTACAATACCAATCTCTAATTGCCTTTAGATGTGAAGTTGTAGGACCTCTTCCAACTCCATGTAAAGTATTGATTGCTTCTCCAACAAAGTTATGTTGGCTATCATCATAACTTTCAAAAATATGAGGAATAATATTAGTTAATCCATAATCATTAAACTTTTCATATAAAAGATTTCTCCTTTCTTCGGAATTAGATACACTTATAAAATTGATTGATGGGAAATTCTTTAACTTATTTCTACATTCACGCAGTATTGAATCTCTTTCCAAACATTCCTTTACTTTTGTCTGAATGTTAGTCATTAGATTATTCCACCAAGACAAAACATCATTTTGAATTTCTTGCAGTCTATCTAAATCATTCAACAAATCTTTACAGGTACTTACAATATCATCCCAAGATTCTTCAACAATCCAAGGAGGATTTTGCAAATGCTTAAATTTTTCTCCAAATTCTTCTTTAGGGCAAAAAACTACCGGTATTGCTCCAGTCATAGAAGACTCATACATTCTATTTGTTTCAATAGTAGTCCATCCCCTAGTACCAGGAACAAATATACTGTTTAGATATAAATTTCTAATTTTTTGTTTACTTATAAGTGGACCAACAGTTTTTATCCACCCCTCTTGAAGTGGTTGCAAATAAAAATAATGATTGTCTATTTCTGACAGTTTTTCGACACACTCTCTTCTATTTTCTTTTTCAAAACCAACAAGAGACCAATTCAAAATTCTATCCTTAACAGGGAAAATTTTCTCACCATTCATTGAAGAGAAATCATTATAATATCCAAGAGGAATATGAACTGTGTTTGGGTGATAAGTGTAATTTGAATGATGATGTTGTCTTAAAAATAACTCACAATAATTCGCCAAATCATTATGATTTTGCAAATATTCGTGTTCAAATTCATCCGACAATTGAATTATGATTTTCGGACTAGTCTTTAAAACACATTCTAAAGCTTCATTATAAGTTGGCATATATCCCCAAGAATAATTGCTTGGGTCTCTGCAACTGTAAATAAAAATATCAAACTTTTCATCACTAGATCTAACTTCATCTAAAGATAAAAATTTAACTATATGATTTTTATCTTGAGGAAGAATTTCGTTTAATATAAAATCATATTCCCAAACATCTTCTCTACAACTTCTTCCGAAAAATAATATTTTAAGATCTTCTTTTTCTTGGATAAAAGGAACTCTATAAACGAAACAATTTTCTCTTGCTTCAAATCCCACCAATTCCTCATTGACTGCTTGCTTAACTCCAGGGAACCAATCATATCCATCAACATAATAATCATGTCCCGCAATAATCCCTCCAGGTTTTACCTTAGGAAGCCAATTTTGAATATCTGATTTTATATCTTCATATTCATGAGAAGCATCTAGAAAAACAAAATCTAAAGATTTATCTTCAAATTTCTTTGATGCTTCTTCAGAAGTTACTTTTAGGGGAAAATAGTAACCTTCAACAGGTTTCATATTTTCCAAAAAAATATCATAAAGTTTATCTAATCCTTCCCACCCCTGATGATCAGGACCACCCTCCCAAGTATCGACGCAGTAAAAATCAATATCCTTCCCAGAATTAGCTATTTCAACAGCAAGAAAGGAAGAAGATCTTCCTTTCCAAGAACCAACTTCAACAAATTTACTACCACTGGGGAATTCTTCTACTACTTGTTTATAAAGATCTGGATATGAAAACCAATTTTCTCCGAAAATTTCATCATTCCAATAATATTGTTCTATCATAAATCTTATTCTTATTTAATTCATTACTATTCATATATATTCGTTTTTCAGGAAGTCTATAAAGACCTGGCCAAGTATCACGAATGATCTCAGCCAGTTTATAAGGTGTTTCTGAACTAATCATCTAACGTGGTGTCCCCCGAACATATATCTCATACCATTTAGAATCTTGGCAGCGAAAGTGCCCAAATTGCGTGAATTAAATCTTTCATAAAGAGCAGTGGTGATGACAGGAGCGGGAACCCCCAGATCCACAGCAGCATTAACCGTCCACCTACCTTCACCGCTGTCGGATACCCCTCCAGAGAAGTTAGAAAGCTGTGGGCTGCGGCGCAACACATCAGCAGTAAGATCAAGTAACCAGCTACCAACAACGCTACCGCGACGCCATAACTCAGCAACTTCAGCAACATCAATATCATAGCAGTAGGATTCTGGGTCTGCCATTGGCGCAACCTCGGCGTCTCCTTCTCTGACATATTGTGCTCCGTTGTTAGCATTCTTGATAATGTTGAATCCCTCTGCATATGCTTGCATTATACCATACTCAATGCCATTATGAACCATCTTCACAAAATGTCCAGCACCAGGACCACCACAATGTAACCAACCGTATTCTGCGGAGGTTACAGGTGTGTCAAACTCAGTCCTCGGGGCAGCATCGACTCCTGGGGCAAGGGCATTAAAAATGCTTTTACAAGTGGCGACTGCAGTATCTCCACCGCCAACCATAAGACAGTATCCACGATCCAGACCATAAACACCCCCGCTAGTGCCACAATCAATATATTGGATACCCATCTTTGCCAAACGTTCTGCTCTTTTCCGACTGTCTTTAAAATTGCTATTGCCATGATCAATAATAATATCTCCAGGGTCACAAAATGGTAGTAACTCATTGATCGTCTCCTCTACGTTTTCTGCCGGTACAACCATCATAAAAATTCCCGGACCATATTTGTCCGCTACGCCACTTTGAACGTGCTTAACTACTTGAGCAAGAGTTTGTATAGAAGTTGTAACACCGTTAACATATCCTTTTTCATATGCTTCTTTTGCTTTTTCATAGTTCCTTCTATAACCCCAAACCTCAATACCTGCTTTCATCATACGACGGGACATTCCTTCTCCCATCCGTCCCAGTCCGATTAATCCTACTCGCATAACCTCTCTCCTACTTTAGTTTTAACGGATAATCCCATTTAGTAATAAGTTCTGTCTTTTGCCAAGGACCCCAAACACCTTCATTATAAAGATATGGCATAGTCATAATACGGCAGTGATCTCCAGTACATAAGAGATCATCGACAATTCTCCAAGATTCCAACACTTCATCTGCGTGAACAAAGTGTGATTGATCTTCATTAATAGCATCATAAAAAAGTTTTACATATCCGTCAATTGCTTTCTCCACAGGATAATGATACTGGAGAAGTGCTGGTTCTACCTTATCATTCAGTCCTGGCGATTTAATATCAATACGCATATCCAGATGTGGGTCTGGTTGCAATCTCATTACAATTCTATCGTTACATTCGTGTCCTTCAAATAATTGCTGTGGAGGTGACTTAAATTTAATTACAACCTCAACACAATTCACGGGCATTTTCTTACCAGTCATAAAGTGAAAAGGAACTCCTTTCCATCTCCAGTTATCAATATAAAGATCACCAGCAACAAAAGTTGGTGTTTGTGAATCTGGGTTTACACCTTCTTCATTCTTATATCCATCATACTGTCCAAGAATTACATTATCACCTAGTCTGGTTGCTGCCAGAACCTTTACCTTTTCTCTACGAATTTCTTTAGCATCATTTTTACAAGGTGGTTCCATTGCCATTAGTGCTAGAACCTGAAGCATATGGTTTTGAAGCATATCTCTTACGGCACCAGCAGTATCATAATACTGAGCACGACCTTCACATCCAATCGTTTCAGTTGCGAAGATTTGAACTTCTTCTACAAAGTTTCTGTTCCAAAGTGGTTCCAAAAGTATATTGCTAAAACGAGTGGCAAGAATGTTATTAACAGTATCTTTGCCGAGATAATGGTCAATGCGATATACTTGTTTTTCGCGTAGATATCCAGCCACCACAGATTGTAAATAATTAGCAGATTGAAGATCGGTGCCAAAAGGTTTCTCAATAATAACTCTTGATTTTTCTGCGTCATCTAACTTACCTGCTTCTTTTAGGTTTGTAATAGCATCAGCATATCGTTCTGGAGGAACTGATAGAAAATAAGTTGTGTCTTCATAATTCTCCAGCATCTTAAGAGATTCGGCATCACTTAAATCACAAGGAACATAATTAAGTCTTTTGATGAACTCTTGAGAATAGTGTCCAAGTACTTCAACCCAACTATCTTTACTGTGTTGAGTTCTGGAAGCACCAATAATCTTCAACCCTTTTGGTAGAAGATTTTTCTTATGAAGAGTATAAAGTGCTGGAATCAGTTTCTTTTTACAAAGATCCCCAGTTGCTCCGAATATAACTATAGATTTCATTTACCCTCTTTACTCTTCAGAACTTCCTCCCAATCCTTCTGGAATAACTCCAGTCCCTTCTCAGTTAGAATGTTCTTATACATTGCCCAGAATACGACTGGAGGGATTGTAACAACATCAGCACCGTAGAGTGCGGCTTGTTCTACCTGCCTTACATCACGAAGAGATGCAGCAAGAATCTGTGTGCTGGTTCCTGAGTAATCAAATGCCTTACGGATATTCTTGATGAGTTCAATACCATCCACAGAATTATCCATCCAACGACCTACGAATGGTGAGACGAATGTTGCTCCTGCCTTTGATGCCAGGATTGCCTGTGCTACTGAGAACACAAGAGTTACATTTGTTTTAATACCAAGTTTAGAGAGTGCCTTACAAGCCTTCAATCCTTCTACGGTACAAGGAACTTTGATTGTAACTGCTGGTGCGATTGTATAATAATTTTTTGCTTCGGATAGCATTTCCTCTGCCGTATCTGCAACGACTTCTGCCGAAATGCTTTCTAACTCTGGAAATATTTTTCCGATTTCACTAATAACTTCTTGGAGTTGCCTACCACTTTTAAGAATCAAAGTGGGATTTGTGGTGACTCCATCTAACAATCCAGTCTCATATGCTGGACCAATCATTGAAACATCTGCTGTGTCTAAAAAGATCTTCATATAAGTAAAAGAACTCATTAGTAATTATAAGGAGTTCTTTTTTACTGTCATCAAAATGTTATGGATTGAACATATTATCCCCAATAAATTACTGAAAGAGTGAATATGACAAATATGATAAATGTGAACATCATAATTCCTACGCCTGCCCAGATTACCCAAGGTTCCATAGGTTCGTGTTGAGGATTATGAGACATAAAAAAGAGGGTTGTTACACCCTCTAATTATATCATATATTCAGTTTAATATCAACCAATTGCAGGAGCAGTAAGAGCAACAGGAGTGTTCTCAACAGCAGCAAGATCAAGAGGGAAGTTATGTGCGTTTCTTTCGTGAATTACTTCAAACCCAAGATTAGCACGATTCAGAATATCAGCCCAAGTAGGAATGACACGGTTCTGACTATCAGTAATCGACTGATTGAAGTTGAAACCATTCAGATTGAATGCCATCGTAGAAACACCAAGAGCAGTAAACCAGATGCCTACAACAGGCCAAGCAGCAAGGAAGAAGTGCAGCGAACGGGAGTTATTGAACGAAGCATATTGGAAAATAAGGCGTCCAAAATACCCGTGAGCAGCAACGATGTTATAAGTCTCTTCTTCTTGACCGAACTTGTAACCATAGTTCTGCGACTCATTTTCAGTAGTTTCACGAACCAGTGAGGAAGTAACCAGAGAACCGTGCATAGCACTGAAGAGTGAACCACCGAACACACCAGCAACTCCAAGCATATGGAAGGGGTGCATCAGGATATTATGTTCTGCCTGGAATACAAGCATATAGTTGAACGTACCAGAGATACCCAGAGGCATCGCATCAGAGAAAGAACCTTGACCAAAAGGATAGACCAGGAATACAGCAGATGCAGCAGCAACAGGAGCACTGTAAGCAACGCAGATCCAAGGACGCATACCTAGGCGGTAGGAGAGTTCCCATTCACGACCCATATAAGCATAGATGCCGATAAGGAAGTGGAACACAATCAGTTGGAAAGGTCCACCATTATAGAGCCACTCATCAAGAGAAGCAGCTTCCCAGATGGGGTAAAAGTGCAAGCCGATGGCGTTGCTTGAAGGAACTACAGCACCTGAAATGATGTTGTTTCCGTACATAAGAGAACCAGCAACTGGTTCACGAATCCCGTCAATATCAACGGGAGGAGCAGCAATAAATGCCA